ACTATTGTAGTAGCCCGTGGTGTTGTTCGTCCCTGCGCTCGTCCCCATGAAACTGTTGCTGTTGCCCGTGGTGTTGGCCTGCCCTGCGCTCACCCCCATGAAACTGTTGCTGTAGCCCGTGGTGTTGTTCAGCCCTGCGCTCGTCCCCACGAAACTATTGTAGTAGCCCGTGGTGTTAGCATACCCTGCGTTAAACCCCATGAAACTGTTGTAGTGGCCCGTGGTGTTGTACGTCCCACCGCCACCAATATAGGTATTATTTAGCGTGGCTAATGGTTTGCCGAATAATAAACTGTTGGCCGAATAGGAATCTTTTAAGCTAATTGCATAACTAGCCACCGGCGTAATCAATTTTACGGATATGGCCACGGTTCCATCGAAATCGGTGGTTGGGGTCAGTGTAAGCGCCGCCGCACTAATGGCTTTAGGCCCACGAGTAAAAGCACCAGTATTAAACACTCCAGCATAATCATCAACCAACGACCCACCAATCGACATAGAGACTGACCCAGCAGTCCGTGCCGTGATAGTCAGGACAATTTGCCAGTAGGTGCCAGCACCCATCCCCGCAATGGGGCGAGATAGTGCCGACGTGTTGCCCGGAGTATGCGTAAACGGGTAAGAGCCAGTCCAACCAACTGAGGTCCATCCGGTTGCATCAATACTCTCAGTACCCAGAGTTGCTGAGTCGGTGGCTGCTGTACCTGTGTTACTAATAGTTCCAGTTGTGGCTGGATTCGCAACAGGTAGATAGTCCGTGTTGGCGGCGGCAATGGACGGTACGCCAGTTCCAGTAGTATTTTTGAGAATGCCCGTTGCGAGCGTGGAGAACAAAACGCTATTTACGCCCTTGACGACAGTTGCTCCACCGGTCGCCGTGCTGGTGGCATCTCCCGAGAGTGCGGAGAAAACTCCGGTTCCAGACGTGAACAGGGTGCCGTTTTGATAAAAATTACCCTGGACGTTTACGGACCCGGTTGGTGGAGCGGTGGCAGGCAACGGTGCCCCCACCGAAACGGGCCCTGGGAATTGCACTGCGCCCGTCGCGTCGGCCTGCGGCGTGCACAACTTCGTCGTCGTGGCACTGCAGGGCGGCCGCGGGCCCGGCACTGCCGGTTGCGCGATTGCCGCTGCCGCCAGCGCGCACAGCAAGACTGCAAAACAAATGAATCGCCGCATGTCAGCCTCCTAATTGCCCCACTGGGCGGTCAGCGTGCAGCCGGTTACGTCGCTGGTCACAGTGAATCCGCCCGCCATGCGCATGCCCCAGGGCGTCGGAAATGGCACTGATTGTCCGGGAGGGATCGACCAGTCTGCTGGCGAATTGCCGCTACCGTCAGCCAGTACAAAATGGCACGCGGAAGTGTTGGCAACGCCGTTGCTCACCGCGAAGCCATAGAGGTGCGCGCCGCTGGTTGTAATCACGGTCGTGCCTACCGGGATAGGCCACAGCGCGATGTCCCAGCGCTCTGGCGAGCCGCCGCCCGCCGCAAGAATTGGAGGGGGCGCCGCGAGCAGCGGACCGCTGAGCAGCCAGAATGCCGCAAGCGTGGCCAGAATTCGTTCGATCTTGTTTTTGAGTGGCATGATTCTCCTTTGCTTAGAAGCCGAAATAAATGGGCCGCGGCGTGGGCGCGGCAGCGCTGCCAGTGGTCAGCATGGATTGGAGCGTCGAAATCCAGGCGTCGAGTTTCTCGAGGTCGCCCGCCGAGGAGCGATTGAATTCGACTTGCGCGCTTGGCCCATTGACGCGAACGATGGACTTGCCGGTGAGCAGGTCATGCTTGGCCTGCAGCGCCTCTGCGAGCCAGGTCGCGGCCTGGTCGAGCGAGAATCCAGACGGTGGCGTTGGCATTAGAGGTAGGGATTGTCTGAGACGATCGGTTTGAACGCCGCGGCATAGGCCGCCGGATCGCGGGCGGCTTGGTTCTGCCGGCCCGCGGGAGAGACAGACGCCGCGAGAGTCCGGACTCGCGCGACTTCCCGGTTCAGGGAGCTGGCGGAAGAGATTTGCCAGCCGATCAAAGCGGCATAGGCCTGGACATCGCAGTCGAGCATGTGATTGGCGGCGCCTGGCGAGCGCTTCTTCCATGCATATTTGGGCGTTGGGCCGGTGTAGTCGGGCACTCGCACTTCCGCGGTGAGCTGTTCGAAGTAATCCCGGTCGAACTCCGGCGCAAGCGGGAAGTGGATGGCGCCCGGGCCGGGTTCGCTCATGCGGAGGCGCGCGTAAATGCGCTCCTTGGCGACGTCGACGCCGATGATATTGGGCGGCGGGAATTTTCCGCGCGCCCTGCGGTTCTGAACCGCCCAGATGGGGCGGTTACCTTCGCGGCCTTTGGTCGCCCAGACACGCTTGCCTTTGCGCTCGCCGCAGAACTGCACCACTGTCTGGGTTTTGTAGCCTGAGTCGATGCAGACCGCCTTGACGCTCAGCTGCAGGCCCAGTTCCGAACACCGCTCTGCATGCAGCCAGGTCTCGAGCTGCTCCCAAGGCGAGAAGCGCTTGGGATCCTTGGATACCATCTCCGAGGTGTCGCCGAGGAACGACCGCCGCTCGAGGCGCCAGGACTCTTCGTCGGCGCCCCAGCCCACCAGTACGGCGTCGATGCGTTCGGCGTGGACGTCGGCGCCAGCGGTCAGCACGGCGACCAAGGGCGGCAGCTCTGGCCCATAGGCCTCGCGCCGCGCGATTAGCGTGTCTGCGTCGGCGCGCGTCTCTGCGGGGTCGGAGTATGGCAGGCCCTGCTTGAGGTTGACGAAGGTCTTGCGTTTGACGGGGTCCTTGTGGACCTTCTCCCACTCGGCCGCCAGATTCAGCCAGGAGTTGCCTGGCCAGCCGTAAGGGTAATACAGCGCGTTGATCTGATAGGTGCGGATCTTCTGCGCGGCGCCGTTGCCGGGCGCCGAAGGAATCCACACGCCGTTCTGGAGCAGCGCGACCTTTTCCCACTCCTCGAATGTGCCGCCGCATTTTTCGCACTGGTAGCGGACCGAGGCCGGGTCGCCCTTATCCCAGCGCAGGCCTCCGAGGTCGCCGACACGCGCGCGGTCCTCCCCGAAGATCAGCGCTTGAAACGCTCCGCAACGCGGGCAGGGCAGGTGGAAATAGTTCTGATCACCCCGCTGAAACCACTCCCAGATCTGAGAGAGATGATAAAGCGTGGGCGTCGAAACCAGATACACCTTGCGGTTGCGATAGCCAGCGGTCCGCTGCATGAACAGTTCGACCGACGAGCCCTCCTTGTTCAGGTCCACACGGAACGAATCGACCTCGTCCTGCACCTGGTAGCGGTAGGAATCCGCCCTGGCGTCGGATGTGGACGCCGCGGTGCTGATTACCAGCTGCGAGTCGCCAAACTCCTTGAGCGTCGTGGTGTTCGAACTCCCCCGGGATCGCTTGGCCGAGACGATGTTCCGGAGAACTTCGTTTGCCTGGATCATCGGGTCCAGTCGGCGGCTGACGAATCGCCGGGCACTCTGGATCGAGCCCAGCACATATTGGATCGAATCGGGGTAGCGATGCATCCAGCAGCCGATCGCGTTAATGCCGCCCTCCGTCCCGGCGCCCTGCGCAGCCTTGGCGAGCACGATGATCTGTGCCGGGTCGGAGGGTGACAGCCGGTCCATCACTTCCTTCATATAGGGCACGCGCGACGTCCGCCAGAAGCCTGGCTCAGGGCTGGGTTTCGAGACGTACCGGTAGCGGTCGGCCCATTCCGAGACGGTCATCTCGGGTTCGGGCCGGAAGCCGGCTACAAACGCGTCACTTACGATTTCCGTTACCGTTGACATTTCCAAGCGACCCTAACTTCAGTGCAATCTCCGCGGCGATGCGCTCGTCTGTTACTCTCTTCTCGCGCCTCAGAATTGCTTCTATTTCGGCAACGTCCGTCTTGCCGACCAGCAGCGGCGCCAGTTGCGTGGGCCCGTTTTCACGATCTGCTGCAAGGATGCGTCCGATCGTTTGAAAGGTGGCGACGGCCTCTTCCACCTTGACGACGGCTCCCATCTCGCGCTGCAGGCTGATCTGATCCTTGGCCACGCGAAGCCAGGCCGCCGTCCGCTCGGCCTCGGCCTTGGTCTTGCCGTCCGGCCGGTCTGGTTCACCTCGCCCGTTTCCTGGGCCGAACCGATTGCCGTTGCCATTGCCGCTGCCATTCCCGTTCCCGCTGTGAGCCTTTCCCTGCGCCTGGGGCTCCTGCTTGCCCCACCGTTTCGCGGAGTTCTGCGTCTGACGCGGGCTGCCGAGTTGCGCCCGCTTCCGATTCGCTTCCGACCGGCTGACCAGGCCATCCGCGCTTCGCCCGATGCCCAAAACCCTAACGCTCGTATTCGCGTTCTGGCGCGTGCACCCCCACTCTGCTGCAAGCCGAGCGACGGTTATAAGATCGTTTGATGGGGTTGCCACATGCTATGCGCGCTCCTCTAAAAGCCGCAGTGCGTCGTCCTTGTCGTGGTCTTCGCGTTCCTGCATGCGGCCAAATTCAACATGTGCAAACGTGGGGCCGTCCCCCTCGAGCGTTGCCTCGCGCCCGGTGAAGTTTTGCCAGCGGCGCACGATCACGTCGCAGTAGATCGGATCCAGTTCCATGAGCCTCGCCCGGCGCCCGGTCTTTTCACAGGCGATTAGCGTCGAGCCGGAGCCTGCAAAGAGATCCCCGACTATGTCACCGTTCCGGCTCGAGTTTTCGATCGCCCGAATTACCAGCGCAATCGGTTTCATGGTTCGGTGCAACCGGCTGGCCGCCGGCTTGGGTATTTGCCAGAGCGTCGACTCACTCTTGTCTCCGTACCAGGCGTCCGATTGGCCGGCGACGTGAACATAGAACATGGGCTCGTGCTGGAACTTATACCTTCCAAACCCCCAGGCGAAAGTGTTCTTCGCCCAAATGATCTGGCAACGGATCTCGAAACCGGCAGCCTCGAGCGCGTCCTGGAACTCACGTTGCCACGACGAGGAGTGGCACACATACATCGATCCATCCGTGCGCACCGCCGTGGCGCAGGATCGAAACGCAGCCAACAGGAAGATCCGGAACTGCTCGGGGGTCTTTTTGTCGCCTTGGATCTTTAACCTGTCGTCCGTATATCCTTCATAATCAACGTTGTGGGGCGGATCAATGAACGCCAGATGCGCTTTTTCCCCGCACATCGCTCGCGACGCCTGTGCAGTGTCGGTCGCATCGCCGCACAACAGCGCGTGGCGAGGGCTCGGCTTCACGTTGAAGTCCAGCCCGCACTTCCAGCATTTGCACTTCATGCTATGGCCTCGACCGGAGCCTGGAATCTTTCCTCTGCGACCTGGTCGAACGTCTGGCCGGTTGCCGCCAGTGTGATGGAGCAGGCGCCCAGACGAGATAGGCGTTCGAGAATTACGTCGCAGTATGCCGGCGAGATCTCGCAGCCGAACCCGGCGCGGCCCAGCAGGTGCGCGGCTGCCATGGTAGTGCCGCTGCCCATGAACGGGTCGTAAACGGTGTCGCCGGCGTCTGAGTATGCATTCAAGAAGAACTCGACCAGCATCCGCGGGAACTGCGCGGAGTGCGATCCCTGCGTTGACTCGCTCTTGCATTCGATCACGTTCGATGGCCGCGCAATGTCCACGAAACGGCGGTCGCTGTCGCCGGCGTCCTGCTTTCCTGCAGCAGAGCCGCGCGCTCCTGTGCCCAGCAGCCCGCTACCCGACGTCGACTTCGGATTGTCCGGCGAGTAGTTGAAGCAGTCCTCCGAGACGTGGCCCACCGCTTTCGGCCGAAACTTGATCTCCGCCTGCCGGCAGAAGTGAAAGACCGGCTCGTGCGCGTTCTTGAACCGGTTGGGCCAGCCGCCGGGGACGCCATTGTCGGGTTTGCGCCACAATAGATCGTCAACGAAGCGCCAGCCCCACCGCCGCTTGTGTGCGATTACCAGGTCCATCACATAGAGGCTGCGTTCGCCATCCTTGGCGTGGGCTTTGATATTGAGGAAATAGGAGCCGTCCGGCGCCAGGTGCGAGGCGATGATCTCGGCCACCGCGCCGTACCACTCGATGTATTCGTCCACCGGGACGGGCTTGAAGCCGCTCGATGCATCGTATTCGCGCTGCGATGCATAAGGCTGCGAGGTGATCACGACGTTTGCGCGCGTCCCGTCGAAGAGTCGATCGACCTGCTTTGGATCGCGGCAGTCGCCGCATAGCAACCGGTGGCGCGGAGGCACGATCGCCTCGAGCGAGCGGTGACACTTCCTGCAGGTACAGTCAAACATCATTCTCCGTGCCGCAGTGCGGACAGATGACTCGCGAGCCAAGGAGCCACAGATCGCCAGGCCGCGTGACCGGGTTCTCCTTCGGTTCCGGAACCGCATCGTCTGCCGTTGCGCCCTCGCTGGCGCTGTCGCTTTGAAGTCCCCGCAGCAGATCGTCGAGAGACTCGATGTCGAACCCCGTGCCGAGGAGCGTTCCGGCCTCCGCCTGAACTTCCTGCAGGAGCTGGGCCAGCGCGGCGTCGTCATAGCCGGCCAGATCGTTCGTGCGATTGTCGACGAGCAAGATCCGGAGGGCCTCTGCATCGTCGCAATCGACATAAATGACCGGGACGACCGGCAGTCCGCACTCCCGGGCGGCGAGCCAGCGGTGGTTGCCCGCCAGAATGTTCCCCGTGGAACGTTGCACTACGCAAGCGCCGAAGAATTGATTGGACTTAATCGATGCAATGATCGCGTTCACGTCGCCCTGCCGCGGGTTCCGTGGGTGTGGCTGGATCGCCGCGATGGACACCAGCTCATACTGCTGGTCGCGGATCCCTACAGACTTGTTCGGTTTGGTTTTCGCCATGCTGTTCAGCTCATGCCGCGAGGAAGATCCGGCTTTGGCTTGCAATCAACGTCGGATCTGAGTGATCGATGTGGGGTACGAGTTCGCTCGAAAGGTTCAAAACTCTATGAAACTCAGTTCCAAACGCACGCCGTCGGCGCCGTTCGCCGGCCCCGCAGACGCACAGACGGCCACAGACGCGCCGCCGACCGCCAAGTCTAAGGGCAACGCCAGGAAGGGCAGCCAGACGCCGCCCAAGCCCACGGGCGCCAGCAGGAAGGCCACCAAGAAGGAAGCAGAGCCTGCCAAAGCAGCCAAAACGCTCGTTAAACGCGAGAAAAAGGAGCCGGCCGCTCCGCGCGAGGGCAACAAGACTGCGATGATTCTGGCGCTTCTGCGCCGCCAGGAGGGCGCCAAACTCACGGAAATCATGCAGCAGGCCGGCTGGCAGAAGCACTCCGTGCGCGGCTTCATCTCGAGCCAGGGTAAGAAGGGCGTCGTGATCCGGTCCTTTAAGAACGAAACTGGCGAACGGTGCTACCAGATCGCAGAGTAATCGCGCGATCGCGCCCGCCACGAAGCCCGGCCACGCGCCGGGCTTTTTCTTTTCGGTTTGCATCCGAATCGACTGGATCGGGGGCGGCGGAGGAGTGATGAATGAGTCGTGCAAGGAGCACCAAACAAAATGTACGCCGGAGACGAACTCTACGATGACGAGATCACGAGCGGGAATGTTGATGACTTCGCGGATCCTGGTGGAGGAAGCGCGCTCCGCGCAGCCACCAAAGCGAACCCGCGGAACCGGTCCTGCCCAAATTGCCGAAAACGGAACAGGCTCACGCCACGCGATGTGCAGCTGGGCTACCAGTGCGATGAGTGCGCGGAGCGCGCTGAACGGGGCTGCGACTGACCAATGGTGATACAAGGACTCACCCGGATGACCACACCAAATCAACAGACCATGCAAACGGCCGCCGGCGGATACATCGTGCTTTCCGCCCGAGGTTTCAAAACGATCAAAGTGCCCGTTCGAACGGCGGAAGAGGCCAGCACCATCTGGTGGCTCTTCGTCAAGAAGAACGAGCTCGCCGGAAGCGATCTGAAACGGGATTCTGGAGAGATCCGATCGAACCAGGGTGAACTGGTAGCGCGCGTTTCCTATAACGGTCGCGTCTGGACGCCGGATATGAGACGCCTGCTCGAGGATCTGCCGGCGGGTTACGGGCTGCTCGTCTGACGATGAGCGTCCAAGCGCGCGAGCAGCCGCCTCGTAAGGGGCGGCTGCTCTTGTGGTTACGCGCTCGTCGGGCTGCGCCGCCGGACCTCCGATCATCAGGCTTGTAAAACCCACTTGTAAAACCCACTTTTCGGCCAGCGACTAGCGAAATCCGGAGGCACTGCCACCTCCCGCGATTGAAACCGCTCCAAGTACCTAAGCTTTTTGCGGGCCGCCGCACCCACCCACGGCCGCCGCAGCCGGCCGTCCCCGCGCCCCGTGGCAGCACCCTCGCGCCGCCCGCCGCTGCTGGCCTCGTTACCTACCCCGCCGGCGTCGACGTCGCCCCGTCCGTCGTGGCGCGACAGCCGGGCCGCGCCCGATCCCGTCTATTACAATAGAAATCGCTCCAGCATCTAGCCCGCCTTCTTTTCGTCGGCGACGATCTGCAGGCCTTCCTTCTGTTTCGCCTCTGCGATCGCCTGCAGCGTGTCTGGCGGCGTGTAGTGGACGCCCGCGTCCCTAGCGGCAATACCTATTCCCGCTAGACCGCCGACCATGATGTATTTCGCCAGCGACAGGATCCAAGGCCACACGGCAAACAGGTCCGGATTGATGACGACGAATGCCGCCAGTGCAGCGACCAGGCCGCAGACGGTAGATCTCCACGAAGTTGGTTGCATATCACTTACGGAACGCGATCACCACGGCCGCGATCAAAGAGCCCATCGAAACCAGCGCCGCCACAATCGCGAACATGAATGCGCTCGAATCGTGCTTGCCTTCTCCCACACCTTCGCCGCGCCCAAGCCGATCCTTTATATCGCTGATCTTGTCGTTCAAACCAGACGTGATCTTATCGATGAGAACGTTCATCTGATCGATCTGTTTCGTCGTCCCCGCGTCCGATTTACCGATCGTCTGTGCAAAATTTGTGTTCTGCTTTTCGACGGCTTCCTTCGCCGCCTGGAGAGCCGCATCCACAGCGACTTTGGCATCCTTTGACGATTGTTCTACTCGAACGTCCCGTTCCTTGAACTGAATCTGAATGGACTCAAATTTGACATCCTGGACCGCCTGGAGTGCGGCGATTTTCTCGTCTACCCGAGCGGGCATTTTATCCCGGGCCTCGTGAACCAGTGTGACTGCCTTGTCCATCTGGTCGAGACGCAGATTGAGGAGGTCCTTGAGTTGAGAAATCTCCCTCCGCAACTGCGCGGTCGTTAACAAGGTCGGGTCTGGCCGAGGCGTCAGATCGGCCTCCCTTCCCGGGTTAACCGGTTCGTCAGAGTTCATTCGTTGCCGCTACAAGCGGTGGCCTCCGCCCGAATTACTTCGTCCCACGAGCGGCGATGGCTGAAGCACAAATGCCCGCTGACCTCGAGATGCTCGCGCCGGATCCCGAAAGAACCAGGCCGCAGCTCGAGCCGGCTGATGTCGATTCTGCCGCAGGCGCTGCCGTCAGCGGCGCCGCCGAGCAAAATCTCTCCAATGACCTTCGCAGACTTCTGCCGGACGGTCGCCAGGCCCGCGTCGAGCAGATGCGCGGCGGCGGCCGGCGCCGCATAGAACACGTCCTCTGCGCCGCGGTACACGGCGACGCGGCGTTTGAAGCGCCTCGGTTTAGGCATAGCAATGTTATGGAGTGGAGACCGGGATCTGGTTGAGACGAGCGCCGCCAGTTCGGCACAAGCGACCCGTATCGCTCAGCCCCGCGCGGGGAGGCCTGCTGCAATGAACATATCATTAAACAATTGTTCAAGCAAACCAGCGTCAACCTTCGCCGGCCTTCCACCAACTGAAGTGCTCTACTAAGATTCGGCCGCGGCGACTCCAGAAATCTGCGCGGGTTCCAATGCGCACCTTTTCTCGAGCTGTTTCCTAAACGCGTCTAGGTCGATTGGTCTGATGCGTCGGGCCAGTTGGATGGGCGAACGACCGTTCGGATGCTCGACCCGCCGAAACGACAAGACGCCGGCGTCCATTGCACTGATAACTGCTGACCTCTCGATACCCAGGAGCACCGCCGCTTGGCCGGGAGAGAGGCACCAGACTTCTCTTTTAAGCTTCGCAAGACCTTGGGCGTAATTGAGTCGCCGCGTCCTCTCCTGATCCTCCCCTTCAGCGCGCAGGCCTTCCCTCGCTTTTTTCCGGTCCTCTTCTTCAACAGCGTCCGGGACGCGCTTTTGCCAGCGTGCAAATTCGTAAATGTTGTACCTTCCCAATTCTGGAAACTCTCCCCAATACACGACGACGACTCCAATGGATTCCAGTTCTTGAATGCCAAGGAGAGCCTCATTTTCAGACAACTCGCACTCGTTCGCCATTGCTCCGAGCGGGCGCCCTTCGACCAATTCGCCCCAGAACTCGACGCCGTTTTCAATCTTTAAAATCCGCTCTTGCTTGTGCCAGTCGAGCGCAATGTAGCACCGAGTCGCGTGATTGGTGATGCCTAACTTGAGAAGGTTCAACAGTGGATCATCCATGTCTTTCTCCGATTGCGCTGCTTTGGGCTGCAGCATCGCCAACTGCTCCGCACCCGCGCTCCAAGAGCTGCCAGACGGACCCGATCGCCGGCATTATCTGTTCCACCAATACTCGCGCCGGGCCTTGCTATTTCGCGCAGGCTTCGCGGGCCCGCGCTTATCCTTCCGCTTGCGAGGCAGCGGCCGGCAGGTGCAGGGGCAACTTTCTATGCAGACCACGCCCTCGTTCTCCGGGCGCCAGTCCAGCGGCGACGTCGGTAAGTGCTTCGACAGCTCCACATATTGGGCCTCGCTGAGCACCACCGCCCGCAACTTCAGCAGCTTGCCGTCAGGCTGCCGGCGGATCGGCCGCAGCGTGTAAATCATGCGGTGCCCGTGACCATCGCAGAGAATGCATTTCGGCATTAAACACCCCCAGGCAGCCAGCTCTGTTCCGGACCTTTGCGCGTCCCCTCTGCTTGCGCCAGATGAGCAAACCATTTCCATCCTCGCGCGCCGCCGCCCTGCTTGGCCTTGCATTTCTCGTGGATCCAATCGTCGAAATCCTGGACGGTTGCGAAGTAGGCGCCGACCTCTAGGCAAATAGCCTCATCCGGGTAGCGAGCCGGTCCGTTCTGCAAATTCCCGGCATGAGTCCGAATCTCGACGAGGCATTCGGCGATGTGGTTCCAGTGCTGCTCCCACCACGGCTGCGTTCCGTTCGCTGCTTTTGCAGTCCCGTTTCGCGGCGGCGGCGGCGGCGTAACAACCTTCGGACCCTCTTCGCCGCCGCTGTACGGAGACGGAGACGGAGACGGAGACGGAGACGGAGACGGAGACGGAGGGGGCGTACACTGGGCGTCGCGCTCAGCGTCCGGCGATACGCTGATTCCAGAAGAGTTACGGTATTTTCTAGCGTTTGTTCGCCCTATCTTTCCGTCGCGAAAGAAACCATTTTCGCTATTTTTTTCTATCGTGTTTCGCTTTTCCTTTGGTTCGGTTTGGTCCTCCGTGCCGATGCCGCCGGAGGTTGCTGACCCTTCGCCAGCGTCACGCTCGGCGTCACGCTGCGCCTGCGCTGATCGCTCCGCTTGGCGCTTCGCTGCGCGTTTCCGATTGGTCTCTTCGGCGCCGCGCCTCCGGTCCTCTTTAGACTGCAAAACGCTCGGACGCTTTTCATCCACTTTTTTGTTGTGAAGCCGTCCGTCCACCGCGAAGAAGCACTTCGATACCACAGGCCACGCCCTCTTAAATTCTTTCGAATCGCACATGGCCAAACGGCACAGCGTGTTCTCATCTGCAGGCAGGCTGCCTTGATCCCAGCAGATATCCAAGAGGTCGCGATACACGCCACGCTGCTCTGCGCTCATCGCGAGCACGGCGGTGTCCTGGCGCCAGTTGGATATGTACCACGGGTAACTCTGCATCATGCCGCTCCGCCTCCTGCAGCTTTGAACACCGTCTTCATGCGTGCGTCCAGCTCGCGCACGAGCGCCGCCTTGGTCGGCCGGTGCGCGCACAGGCGCCAGCTGAGCAGCTCGTATATCACAACCGAGCAGCTCGAGCAGAGGTCGCCGCGCGCGTCCGTCGGATCCCAGAAGCAAGGCGGGTTACATGGCTCGCGGTCTGTGCAGCGGCAGACCCTGCACCGCAGAAGCCCGTCCCGATCGTGCAGGTACTTCGGCCTCGCCGCTGGCTCGTTCCCCTTCTTCTGCCGGCGCCCACGTTTATTTGCTTGCGTAAAATGCCGCCTTTACTTGAGGTGCACTCGGCGGCGCATGGCCCGCGCATTGACCGTGCAGATAACGGAAGTTGTCATATAGCTCCGGTCGATCGGCGACGACGTTATCGATCCGCTTCGCGATCGCGGCGAGCACGTCGTCCCAACCAGGCCGCTCAACTGCCAGGTGAGCCAAGGCAAGCAGCGTGACCTGGCGTTCCTCCTCATTCAGCTCGAGCGTCATCTCGCACCGTCCTTTCTTTGCTCGCCCAGAGGTTCTTGAAGTCGGGTTTTCGCGACTTCAAAATCAACTTTTGAACTGTGGCCCTTTTGCCACGCTTCAGTCGGCGCGCGATAGTCGGCCGTGGCGAGGTCGTGCTGGACCGTGGCTGCGTCGATATCAAGGCCGCCCGCCAGCGCCACAGCGGCCGCCCCGGGCGCAGACAGCGCCGCTTCCAGCTCGGCCTCGACGCGCGCCTGGACCAGCTCGGCGACCACTTCCGCCGCGGGATCGCCACTGGCCACGCCCAGGCCCTCGCAGATATCTGCAGCGGTTCGCTTCACATTCGCACTGATCAAAGTGCTCATCTGCTCAACCAGTCTTCCTCTCCGACAGCAGTGCTGAGTTGCGGTGTCCTCCGTTGGCCCGCGAAATCTTCAGGAGATCCGGGCGATCGTCTCTCTCGTCCGGAAGATTAAAAAACGCAGTGTTGCCGGGAGCACTACCGCATACGGCCTTTACGAGATCGACCTCGACCTTGGCAGAGTTAATAATCGTCTGTGCAACTCCGCTGATCACCCGGGCCCGTTCCAGGTCCATGGGGTTGTCAGGATCCTTCAGCGCTTCGAGCGTCTCAAACAGGTGGTCTCGGAGATCGGTTATTTTGTTCTTTGCCATCCCGCTTCCTTATCTGGCGCTTCAGTGCGCCGCTCAGCTGGATCACTTCCGCCAACTCGCGCGGCAACCGGTTCCACATGCTATTCCGGCGAGCGTTGTCAGCCATGGAGAGCAGCTCCAGGTTCTCGATCACACAGCGCGAACGATCGCCGTCCTTGAACAGCACCACGTGCTTCGGAGGTATCGGGCCATTGTGTTGCTCCCAAACATAACGACCGTACAGCGGCCATACCTTCGTGTTTCCGAAACCCGTAGGCTCTTTCCCATACATCGCCTCCCGGACCTTGATCCGGAGGTAGCCTTGGGGGTCTGGAAGTATCGTGCCGATGTGCCTCCAGTTCCTCGCCGCGACGCCAGATCGACCTCCTTTTTTGAACTGCGTTTCCTGCATCCGGCCGGCATGCCAGCCCGGACGCCTCAAACCCTTGTTCGCCGGCACATGGCCCTTCGGAAACTGCGTCCGTTCAGAACCCCGCATGGCCTGGCCTTTTCGGAGGCGGCCGGATTCTTCGCTATCGAGAAACTCCAGCGACTTCGACAGCCCGAGCTTAAAAGCCATCCCGTATACGGCCGTGCGCCCACGCCCCAGTGCCTTGGCGAGCTCCAGAGTCGGGCGCACCGCGTAATGTTCTTTCAATCGCGCACGCTCATCATCGGTCCAGAATCTACGAGGCACCTAATTAGCCTCCAGCGGTCGTTCATTCTCTCCGCACACATCCAGCAGCGGCGCGCTCTCCTGGCGCTGCACCCCCTTGGGCGCCCCACAGTCGTTGTGCATCACGCGTCCGCCTTCGAAGTGGTATCTGTGGTGCTGTCCGATCGGGCCGCCACAGGCGAAACAGATCCGCCGCGGCCCGGTCGTGATCGGGCGGCCGCACGTCGGGCACACCTTTGGGGCCGACTCACTCATTTGCTCCACCGCCAGTGATAGACGTGGCCGACGAACGGCAGGCGCTCGTCCCAGAACGGCATCATCAGGAGCTCGAAGCAGCCGGTATGTTTCGGCAGCGGAGGATCGGTGATGGCCCAGACCGTCGCGTCCAGGCGAAAACCGTCCCGCCAGGCGAGCAGGTCCTTCTCGTCGCTGTCCAACTCAACCTCGTCGACGAAGACGCGATGGTCCTCGGTTATGCGAATCGGCTCGACTTTTATACATGGGAACCGCCCCAGCAGGACCGCTCCCTTCTGCCGGAGGCCAGTGTAAAGGTGCATCGTGTTGCCGGGCTTGTCGCGCAGGCAGCGTACCGCCCGGATGGTGTGGGTCTTGCTCCCCTCAACGATGTAGGGCACGAAACGCTTGTTGAATCCGTAGAGGCCCATGTCAGCCCCTTGCCGCCGCACGCAATTCGATGATGCTCATCCGGCAGGACTCCGCCGAATTGCTGAAACCGCCTTCCTCGAGCAGTTCTGCGTCGTTCTCCATTCCATCCGCGGTGCGCACGAGCAACTTCCGCAGCCGCTCCACCCCTGCGACCGCTTCCTCAGCAAGCGCCCGGTTCTTCTCGACCGAACGGAATAGGGCCGCCTCGTGCTCCTTGCGGGCGGCGATCTCTGCTTCGTGCTCGCACGGTCCCGAGGCTGCGAGGGCGGCACGCAACGGCTGCAACTTGAGCCTCTGTATGGACATGAGCGGGTCGTCACCGCCCATCCGGTCCAGCCCGCTTTCCAGTTTCTCGACGTATGTCTTTACTGCCTCCCGCATCCGGCACTCCCCGCCGCCTTTCGCCGCTGCCCGCAGGCGAGCGGCAAGCCCAGTCTCTATGCCATGCAGGCCATCAATCTCTTCGAGGTGTCTCGCCAGATCGTCGAGGAACGGAGCAGCCTCCCCGCACAGCGCCTTCAGCCGCTCCACTTCTTCGGCATGCTCGCACGGCCCCGAGGCGGCGAGGGCGGAACGCTCACGCAATTCCGTACGCCACCAGTACGCGCCCTGCCCTTCTTCGCGACCATGGAACCCGCCCAACTCTCCCAGCGCCCATCGGATAGCGGTTTGCATCCGGCACTCCCGCGCCTTTGCCATGCGCAGGTCGATCTTCGCGTTGGCGAGAGCGTCCTCCAACCCTGCAATTACCCCCGGGTTATCTTTCGTCATCGGGAAACCTCCGGCATCTCATTCCATTCGCGGCCGTCCAGCACTCGGCCAGCGGCGTGCTTGCCGAGATGAAGAAGATCGTTTCCGCAGCGTGGATCGAATTCGAAGCGATATTTTCCGCCCGTCTTATTGATTGCCCCCTCGATCATTTCGAGACGTGCCGGCGCGTACTCGCCCCACTGCTTGAAGAAAAACTTCACCGCCGCCGCTACGCATTGGCCGCGGATGGACCGTACCCAGTCGGGGTGCATGGGCCGCGCGCCAGGTCCGGACTCGCCGCCGACAATCACCCAGTCGAGTTTGCGTGGAACGAGGGCGCCTGGGTCCACGCCTGCATTACTCAGCGCATCCAGGTACCGGCCAATTCCGCTCGCACTCGGCAGATTTTGCAGGTCCACCGGCCCTAGCAACGGCTCCACGCTCACGAAACGCACGGCCGCCGGCGTCTGGAGGAGCAACGGAATCCTCGCATCGGCGGCTTCCTGATTTTCCACAGAGACGCCGAGCCAAATGAATTCCGGCATTGTCCAGTGCATCCCGAAGATTCGATTCATCACAATGGGGACACGCGCCGCCATCACATCGCCGCGTTTCGTGAGGATCTGATACGTGTGTTGTGGGGCGCTGAACATCACCCGGAAGATTCGCTCCAGGTCCGTAAGCGTCACGTCCTTGTGGAATAAATCGCTCATCGAATTGACGAAGATTCTGCGCGGTTTTCGCCAGTGCAGCGGCACTTCAAGTTTCGACTTCACCAACTCAACTTTGCCCGTCCAGCGCGGGCCGGCCGAGGTCAACTGCACAAATCCGGCGTATATTCCCGCTGGAGATTTTGGCGCGGCGCCCGAGGCTTTGGGCCTTGCAAATCGCGCGGCGAACTTCTCCGCATAGCAGTTTCGGCAGCCCTCGCTCACACGCGAACAGCCGCGCGTTGGGTTCCAAGTGGCGTCAGTCCATTCGATGCTTGTTTTGCTGCCCATCAGAGACCTTCCTTTGGCGCAGCCAGCTGCTTGAACGTGGTTTCGCACAGAAACTCGAACAGCGTCTGGCCATTGGGCTGCAGCATGTACGGCGCATAGACCTCCTCTGCCTTGACCATCCCTACCTCGATCAAAGCGAGCTGGGCCTGCACCCAGCGGTAGAGCTGCCGCCACGCCACGCGCTCCGCCTGTGCCTTGTCGCCGCGGACGTGCTTGAGGATCGGATCGATGCGCACTGGCAGGGCAAACGCGACGACGACGCTGTTCACCGGAATCGTGAACCGCAGCCCTGTGATTTTACCCGTCGGTGCATAGTCGCAAGCGATCTGGCGCGCGCCTGACGCTACCAGCAGCCCGCTGATTTCCGCCGCCGTTCTTCCGGAGTCGATCGAGGTCGTCCCCATGAAAATCGTGCTCTTCGCCATCAAATGTCCCCTTCGGGTTGCCGGCTGGTTGGTGGCGTCGCCGGCGCGTCCTCGCGTTCCTTGCTGCATGCGTTGCACCAGACCATGCTTACCGGGTTCTCTGCGCCGCAATGGGCGCAGCGCCAGGTGCGAGGCGCCTCTGCTTTATCCGAGCCCTGACGCGCGTCGTTCACAGCTCACCCTCCCCCGCAATGTAGGGCTCCGCGACCAGTTCCAGCCGGGGCTCGGCGCGATCGCAGTACAACTTGGTCGGTCCCCAGTGGATCAGCCGGTCGTTCGAGATGAAAGCGTTAGTCTGCAGCCAGTCGCCGATCGCCTTGTGGTAATTGTCACGATCCCCTCGAATCAGATTCGGCAGGTAGATGTTCAGGGACACCAGCGTGCGCGAGCCAATCGGCAAGCGCACGCCAGCACGTCTCACCATGTTTGAGAGTGCGATCGCGCTGTACGCCGTGGCAGCCATCCACGTCAGATAGGCCTTGGACGGTTTCATTTCGCGGCGGCTCACGCGCGAGTTGCCCTTGGTCGGCGTGCGGCCAGGGAGGATCAGCCGGAAGCCGCCACGAGTCGTCTTGCCCGCCCACAGTTGCGCCGGCATTTACTTCGGGGCCTCCTCCACCTCATACGGCGTGAATTGCGGGTTGCCCACGTTGATCGAGTTTACGAGCCGTATAAACGATCGCCTGATGTCCGCGACTTTGGGAACGCAGGCGGCCCCGGTTGCGGTTCCAAGCGCGATCAACAGGACGTCGAATTCTGCGTCGGTGATAGTGATATGAACAAGCCCGTCTTTGCGTGTCATTGGCATTTGCACCTCCTCGCCGTTCAAAGAATCAGCCGAAGCGGATAGCAGATCGAGTTCGGCGATGGCTCGCGCTGGCTCTGCAACTCACGATCGAACTGCGAGAGGTCCTGGCCCTTTCGCGCTGCGATCCGAGTAACCAGGCACTTGACCTCGATACCGCTGTCCGTTGTGCCTTCCCAGAGCCGCGCGGGTACCGGCTCTGCGCCGGCGCGCGGCAGGATGTCCACAATCCTGCCGGTGCTTTCGATCGTGATCTTCATTGGACTTCTCGATTCCCCTTGACCGGCCTGCCCGCCTTGCGGGTTCCCAGGTGGGGCGTGCGGCCGGCCGCCTGGCGCGCGGTCGGCAGAGAGAATTCCTTCGGACCGGGCTCGAGTTTCAGGCCGGCCCGCTCCTTTTCTTCCACGCTTTCGAAGCGTCGGACCACGTTGCCCTCATCGTCCTTGAGGACCAGCTCGGCCGTCCCCGGATCCGCTTGCTCCGCGCTCGAGGCCTGCGCGAATAGCGGCGCCTCATCCTGCGCGGTCTCTTTCTTCGCCGCGCGGTTGACCGCAGAATAATCGAGTTTGAGCGTCGCTCTGCCTTCGCCGATCGTGCGCATCCAATTGCTCAGCAGGGCGGCGGCCTCGGATGCTTGTGAGCGCACGCTGAACCGCAGTTCACTGGAGGAACTCTCGCCGTCCTTAGCCTTTACGCGCGCCAACTCGAAATCGCTGGCTTCGATGCATGTAAGTGCAATGGCCTGCTTGCCGAGCCCTGGATCGATCGGTGTGAGCGTGAGGCTCCTGCAAACCAGTTCCCCAATGAGCGGCGCGCCTGAGCCAACACAGTCCGGCACATCCTCCCATCCCATGGCCGCAAAAACAGGCTGCGACGGGTCGGCCGTTAAATGGATCCGCGTGAAGACGCCGACCTCGCCTTTGCGGCGCTCGTCGAAATGACGAACGAAAACGCCTCTGAACAATATGGTTTCCATAGTCACTTTCAACCTCTCTGCGATTTGATTACCTCTCCCAGGACCTCTCGATGAAGCGCTCCGATCTTGTCGCCATCGGTCACCAGGTCGCCGATCAGCGCGACCACCCAGAGCCGCTCCCCTTGCCATCTCTCGGGGCTTAGCGTGCCGTGCAAAGTGCCTCGCTGACAGAGGTTCAAAGGGCCACTCGTTTCGTGGATTGAGCCCACACCAACGGGTTTAGTGAAGTTTCCGCCATTGGTGGGGAATCCATCTTTGTCGGACTTCCAGAACGCAAGAAACGCGCCACTCACCACGCGCAGCCGCTTGCGCTGCTTGCCGGTCCAGGTCCGCACGGCAACGTCAAAGACCGCGCGCCAATACCTGGAGGCGTAGCCGGAGCCGTAGCCGGAGCCGTCGCCGTCGCCGTAGCCGGAGCCGTAGCCGGAGCCGTAGCCGGAGCCGGAGCCGGAGCCGGAGCCGGAGCCGTAGCCGGAGCCGGAGCCGGAGCCGGAGCCGGAGCCGTCGCCGTCGCCGTCGCCGTAGCCGGAGCCGTAGCCGGAGCCGGAGCCGTCGCCGTAGCCGGAGCCGTAGCCGGAGCCGTCGCCGTCGCCGTAGCCGGAGCCGGAGCCGGAGCCGGAGCCGGAGCCGGAGCCGGAGCCGGAGCCGGAGCCGGAGCCGGAGCCGGAGCCGTAGCCGGAGCCGTAGCCGGAGCCGGAGCCGGAGCCGGAGCCGTAGCCGTAGCCGGAGCCGGAGCCGGAGCCGGAGCCGGAGCCGGAGCCGGAGCCGGAGCCGGAGCCGTCGCCGTCGCCGTAGCCGGAGCCGGAGCCGGAGCCGGCAGACGTCCACTCGGGCAGCTCGCCAACTAGCACCAGGGTGCTTTTTCCCATTTGGCAACCGCCTCCGGCAACACTTCGCTGACCGAAGTAATGTCGCGCAGCTCGATGTCAGCGGCCGGACCGATCCTGCAGCCGGCATTGGGACCGGCCGAGGCAAGGCCCATGAAGCCGCGCAGATCGACCGTCCAGTACACGCATAGCCGGGCTGCGCGAAGGTTGATGGTCGGGCCATCGGTCTTGGTGGCGTATCCGAAGAACACGCCGCGGTGAGCTGTCGTCACGAGCACCGGTCGCCCGTTAGATATTGGTGTTTTTGCCATTTTCTTCCCTCTCTTGCGGTTGTCGGCTACCGCTAAAGCCCTTCCCTTAGATCGTCCGCCATGAGATCTACCCGCATCTTTCGGACCTCCCCTGGCAGCGCGCCGCGATAGTGCGCCCATGCCTCCCCTCGCACTCTCCATGCGAGCGCGATGGCAGCGCGGAGGAAGATCAGAGCGTGAATGAGCCACCACAGCGGATCGCGGCCGCTGAAGCCCCACACCGCCAGGCAACCCAGGCCGGCAAAGACGCAAGCCAGCGCAGTGTCAACCATCGATTTCCCTCCACAAGTCCTCGTCGGAGTCGTCATCATCCACAAAGACTTCGCCATCCCGTTCGAAGTGGAACTCGCCGTCCTCCGGATCCGGTGCCGCATCGAGCAGCGCCGCCACCGGCTGGGGACCTAGGCGTAACTCTTCCCCTTCGGCGCCGACCGGTTCCTGGCCATAGAATGCATCGTTCGGGTAGAGGCTCATGAGTCTGCTCCAGTGCCGAACGGGACATCGCCATCGTCCACCTCGACGCCGTGGCCGTTCACGAACTTGCCACCTGGCGCCGCGGCGCCGGCCTGGCTGGCATTTTGGCGGCGGATCGCCAGAGCGGCTTCGCGCAGCTCGTTTACGATTGTTTGAGCGTGCTCCCGGTTGTTTAACTCGCGCTGGTTCGTGTAGCCGTTGTTTCCGAGAATGCGTGTGAATTCTGCCTCCGGGAGAATTGCCCGTGCCTCGTCGCATTTCGCATCGAAGCCCGGACGCCAGTCTGCTGGCCGCGAAACAGGCGCCGGCGCGCTTGGTGGTTTGCCGGACGGCGCCGCGGCCGCGGTCCCCGGGGCGTCGCTGGCGCGCGGAGGAATCCGCGCGTCGACGGGCGCTCCTGAATGGACCGCGGCGGCTTTGCCGTTCTGTGCGGGCGGTTGCCCCGGGAGAGGCCTCCTGGCAGGCTGCGCCTGCTTCCTGTCCTGAGCGGATGCGCGCGGGCCGGCCGCCGGCGGGGGGTCTGTCCTCCCGGTGTCGGTCTCGGTTTCCGCTGCGATCGGAAACAGGGAGCCGGCGCTCACCCGGCGCAGCCAGGTAATAAAGCCTCCGACGCGTTGGAACAGCTCGCGCGGCTCACCTGCCAGACTGCATGGCAGCTCGAGACACATTCTCAGCCGTTGACCACTGGAGTGCATGAGTAGCGTCGTTATGGCTACCACGCCCTCCTCGATGCCAGGCCGCACGGAGGGAATCTGGACGATCGCCAGGCCAGCGTTCGCAAGCGGCTCGCGGATGCAATCGAACACGCTGCTGAGGTCGGAGTAATTGAAGCTGTATGCGCCGCCAGCGCGCGTCGTGATGTTGGCTGTCTTATTGGGCGCCGGATTGCGCAGCGTCTTGCCGGCCTCCACCAGCGCCGCCTGGAGCTGGTCGCACGGCTCGCTCAGTTCAAAGCTCGTCAGCCGCGGGCCGAGATCCTCCAATGCGACAGACCCCTGATGTCCGTCCTCGTAAACGTATTCATCAACACTCATGGCGTCACGCACCTCCAATACGCTTGCTGATCTTTCCGTTCACAGCGCTCGATCAGACCGCGCGGCCGGAGGGTTCCATAGATCACATTGGTGATGGCCCGTTCCCGATCGCTATCCGCGATCGATACGCCGGCATTGTCAAGCGCAATGCAGATGCCGGCGACGTCCAGTCCGTCCTGGCCGGCAGCGGTGATGTATTCGAAAACCACCTCACCGAGGCTGCCTTTGCGGGGCGCGAACGTCCGGACAGCGACCTCGTCCTGCGCAGGCCACAGGTGGCCCGAGTTGGGCTTCCTGGCCCTCGGAGGCGCCAGCTCGAGCGGAGCCGCGGGAACACAAGCTGCAGCGTCCCCGCGCGCCCCGCCGCCCACATCCGGCACGCTGGAGGAGGAGGAGGCACTGGCGCCGGATTGGGAACTCGAAACCATCTCGGGAGCGCGCCTGACGGATCGGACGGGAATTTCCGCCAGCTGACCGAAGCGTTTGATGAGCTCTTGAGCAAGCTCGAGGACCTGCTTCCGTGGAAAAGCGACATAGTCTTGCTCGTCGACGACGATGAGTCTGTAAGGCGGCGGGGCCTCGATCGCTCCATCAATCGCGCTGGCCGGCGTGAGTTGCTTGGGTTTACCGCGCATTGAACGCGTCCTTTCCGCCACGCAAATGGCAAGTTCGCGCGCCGATCGGACAGAGCACCGCGAGGCGGAGAAACTGTACGTTCTTCGTGCCATGCTGTACGTTCTTTCGGCGCCCGGGTCTGGTGCCCATGTCTAGCCAGGTCCTAATTTATTGGGAAAAACGTGATACTCTGCGCCAGGCGTCTCCTGGGTGCGCCGCGAAGTTAGGCTGTTAACCGAAGGGTTGTAGGTTCGAGTCCTACCTGAGGAGCCATCTCCCGCCGCCAGTAAGCCTTTACGTTTCATATCGTTATAGCAAAACATCAAGCTTCTCCCCCTTTCGCTCAGCCAGTCCGCTTTCGGCCTTCCAGGATGGACTGTACGTTCTTTCGGCCCGACTGTACGTTCTTCTTTTCAAGCGCCGCTTTCTGTGCGGCGTAATATGTGGCGAGCTTTTCGCCCGCCGCCTCGAGGTCGGCCTCGTCTGTGATGTCGTAACGCGCGTACATCGACTCGGTCTTGTGTCCACTGATCAACATGGCGACCGGGCGTGAGATGCCGGCGCGGCACATGTTCCTGACCGCGGTCCGGCGCAGGTCGTGGATCAGCAGTTCCGGCAGTCCAGCGTCCGCGCGGGCCCGCAGCCACGCCGTCTTGGTCTCCACTATCCCGTGCCCGTCGAAATTCACGATGAACGCGCAGGTAGGAACCCTGGCTTCGTATGCGGCCTCCAGGATCGACTGCATGTCGCCATAGAGCGGTGCGTTGCGGGCGGTGCGGCCCTTGGTCTGCATCTTGTCCAGCCGGACCAGCCCGCCATCCCAATCGACCTGGCTCCATTTGAGACTCAGGATCTCGCCACGCCGCATCCCCCAGTGGTAACCGATGTCCAGGAGGATCTGCGCGTCCGTGAATTCGCGTGCCATATGACGGCGCCTCCTCAACTCCACATCGTGCGCAGGTATTCCCGCGCGCCATTCAAGATCGTATTGAGCCGCTGCAGGTGTGCGGCATGGGCTGCGCGCCGGGCCTTCCAGACGGACCTCCAGATGAGCAGCGCGGTCACCGCGACGGTCACCAGGAGGATGTAGATTCCAAGTGGCAAGTTTTCCTCTTACACGCCCTCGCGCGGCGCGCGATCGATATAGCGGTCGAGGTCGCGCTTGTCGAAGCGCAACTTGCCGTCGATCTTCACATTAGGGATTTCGCCGAGGGAGACTTTGTGCCGCAGAGCTATCGGCGTCATGCCAAGGTAGCAGGCCGCCGCCTCGACATCGAGCAACCGCTGTTTCGTGTCCAGCAATTTCAAGAGTTTGGCTGAGACCGCCTCCGCGATTGCGTTGATCAGTTGACCGCCGGCGTCGGTTACCATTTCGCTCATCGCACACCTGCCGGCGCGTTCGCGCCTCGAGCCCGGGATTTCGGCGCCCGCTTCACCGGCCCGGCGTCGCCGCCCAACAACCTCTCGATCCAGGTGGTCGCCGCGCGGTGGTCCGCCAGGTACTGGCCGACCAGCCGCCAATGGCAGCGGTGGTCCGCCAGCTCCTGGCCGACCGGCTGCCAATGGCAGCGGCCGTCCACTGAATCCGCGCGCGGTCCGGCGCCTGTCTCCAGATTCTCCAGCAGGATGGACAAGAGCCTGGCGAGGCGCCCTCTCTCTTTCATGTCGAGCAGCATAATTCCGGCTCCTGGCGATTCCGCGAGGCACACTTCCGCCGCGTCCTGCGAACAAGAGTTTCCATATCGTTCTCACTGGGAGCGATATTAAAAAAAGAGCGGCGTAGCTAAACCCCCAGCTGCGCCGCTTTGGTTAACCCACAGCCGATTCCGGTGTCGGCGGGTTGGCGGTGGCACTGGAACTCGCGGTTTCGATCGTTGCCGTAGGAGCGCACCGACTGAAACTCTTTTTCCCCCGCTCCAATTTCGCCAGGCCATCCTTGGAAAAACGGCGGAGCAACTCGCCCATAGAGATACGTCTCTGCCACGCGGCATCCTCGATGGCCTGGCGCAACGCATGGGGCAGACGAAAGCTTACAGATGGCTCCGTAAGCAATTCTGACGTATTCTTAAGACGTTTTGACATAATGACCTCGACGCTGGTTATCTTAAACTACGTATTGCCGTGTTGTCTAAACAAAAGTAGGATCATGTTGCCAAGTTGCTGAAATGACAGACAAAAAAGGCGCTATTCGAATATCCGAAAAACTTCGTCTGTGGCTTTCAAGAACACAACTTGAAGAACGCGTTTTAACTGAGCGGGAACCCTCCTATCGGGAGCTTTTAGACCGCCTGTTTCTTCATGTGATTGATAGCGTTGATCAAACGTTGCCGCCAGCCGCTCAGCCGAGCGGTGAAGCATCGTTTCCCTACGCCGCGGAGAACAGGGAGCTGCATGAAAAGCTGGAAGATATCCTCGCCAGCGGCGACGAAGCGACGATCACCGCCGTGGTGTCAAACATCGAGGTCTTTCGCGATCGGCTGAGACCGAGGCGCAAACGATCGTCAGGGAGAGGGAGGGCAGCAGCCGAGTGATCGTGATGGACTGCCCAAGTGGTAGGAAAGCGCGCGGGTTTCCAAAAGTGAGCCGGATCCGCGCGCCAGAGCGAAGCGGGGTGATCCCCTTCCGGGTACCACTCAAGCGGCCTGGATCCGATTTTGAACTGGGGTAAAGGGCGGATTTGATTTGACCGTGCGCGCCGGCGAGGTATCCTGGCATCAGACGAAACGCAAATGCGGCTAGCCCGCAGGAGGTTTTCAAATGTTCGACCTTTCCACTCTCCCCACCTGCAGCGAGTCCGATCTCGCCATTCTGATCACAGCAGCCCAAAAAGAGTTGGCGGCGCGAGCCACCGCTCCGATCGCTCTGGTCGCCAAACGCGTTGCAGTCCATTACAACTCCTACAACGGCCGGCGCTACAGCCGGCCCTGGATCGCTCGCGTAACATCCTGGCCAGTCGGTGGGCGCCCAGAGCTCGAATTCGGACGCTACCTCGGCGACGAGAAGGGCGGCGATCTGGAACTTATGGCGAAACCGGGAGACATCCTGCGCGACGGCCAGAAGGACGGCCGCGGCAACGGCGGCACAAACGACTGGGAAGTGGTCCTCCCCGACTACACGACCAACACAATCACGCAAGCCGAAGCCCGCGAGCTCTACCGCTCATAGCTGCCGAGCACGGCGGTTGGCCGCCGTAAGGCCACAAGCGGGGTTGCAAGTCCCGCAGTGAGCCGAATGCGCCAAGTGCGCAGGAGGTTGGTTAGATGGCAGCGTACAGGATGGACGATAACACGGTCGTCAAAACGGAAAATGCGACTCGATATTGGAGCGAGGCTCGCGACTGGAATGGCAGCAATCACATCGGGCGCAGCTCGCGCAGTCAATGGCATGATCAGACCCTCTACCGCTCGCGCAAAGGGCGATATTATGTCGAGTTTTGCACTCGGGTTGAAGGAGAAATGGATCGTGTCGACTGGGTCTCGAACAGAGAAGCGACCCGCTGGTTGATCCTCAACGAATGCGAATTGCCAGACGACCTGAAAGAGCTGGAGGACGAAGTCACGGAATAGGCATCCGGGCGGCAGAAACAAAAATGGCGGGCCGGGCTGAGTGCCCGACCCGCCATTCATTCGTCGTTCCCGCGGTTCTAGCGATGGGCCGACTGCGACGGAACCGGAGGCGTGTTCGCGACCACGGCCGCGCCGAGCGCTGCGCCCGAGGCCGTGTATTGCGTGGTGACTGCCGTGATGGCATCGGCGGCAGCCTGGATGCTGCCCTGGTCGGCGGCATCGTCTGCGGCCAATGCAGCCGCGACGGCGGTCTGCACTGACGCGGCATATGCGTTGAGCAGTGTGACCGCGCTCGCTTCCGTGGTCGTCTGCGCCGTTACCTGGGTCGTCGCCGCGGCGATCGCAGCATTGAGCCCTGAAAAATCTGCTGACATGGTTTTTGCTCCTGAAGTGAAGTTTGGTTCGATTACGGGGAATTGGACTCAACCGCGCCGGCCAGCACCGTGCTGGATTGACGCAGCTTTTCGGTCAAATCGTTGACTGTATTTGTCAGTTTGTCGAGCTGCTGCTGCTGGACATCACGCGACAGCAAAAAGGCGACGAGATTGTCGAGCGCAGGAAACTCGATCTGAATGGACACGATGAAACTTCGCAAATGCCACCTCCGCGTGAACGCGCCTGGCGCGCGGCCTGGTTTGGGCGTGGATGAATTCCGCATGCCGCCTCGCACGTCTTCATTCTAGGTGTAAAGTCTTCCACTGCTGTAAATATTTTCACCTGCCCAAACAAAGCATGGTCGATGCGCCCCGGCGTTCCCGGGGCGCATCGCGTTGACTTGTTCCGTTGGGACCGGGCCAGAAATTCTACTTCATAAACGCACCTCGCTTGGCTCTGCTTTGTTCCCGGACGCTCCTTACCCGCCGCGCTTCGCGCCCAGCCAGCCGCGTGAATTCGCACGCGGCCCTTCGCGCCGGCCCAGGTCGGCCCGTGTGGCGTTGCCAGCCTCGAGCTGGTAGGTCGCATGCCAGGCTGGCCGCGGCGTGGCGCTCAGTCCTAAGGGGGCGGTCGCGGCCTGACCCCCGGTGCTGACTTCCCGATGATCATCCGTTCCTAATAATTTGGGAAACGACCCAGAAATCCGAAGCGCTGCATGCCTCGAGCGCTTCATACGGCATCAGAAAATGCCCCTTGCGGCCCCAGTCGGGCCCCCAGGAGTTGCGCACGATGAGCGTTCCGGAGGGGATGTGCCCGAGAGACCCATCCTGATAGTCGCGATCGCTGTAGCCTATGACGCAGACGCAGTGACCGCCTTCGACCTCGCCGCTGGGCAGCGCCATGAGACCATCCGATCCGATGTCCATGAAGTTCGAGCTCACATCGAAGCCGATGATGACGGGGAGGCCCAGCGCAAGCGCCCCCTTAACTCCCAAGACCGTTTCGTTCACCGCGCGGTATTCGAGCGCCTCGAGCCGCTTTGCTGCCGCATAGACGGCGTCGGGGGGCTTGGCAGCGAACCGTCCTACATCGTAGGGCCACAGGCTCTCCGGCGCCGCCCCGTTGGTTGCGAGCACCTTGACGGCATCGCGGATGTTGCCTCCGGAATCCTGGTCGGCAGTGCCCTCCATCGCGCGGGTGTCGTAATACACCTGGAGCCGGGACAAAGCCTGAGTCGCCGCGCCTGGCTGGAAGTCGCAGAATGCGAATGCCGCCAGGCTGCCATGTGCTGTGCAACTCCCGAGCTGGCATTGATCCCAAACGGGCGGCATGCCCTTGAGAAGCACCGCCGTCTCCACGTCGACCGGCGGCGGCGCCGCGAACTTGCGATCGCGGGCGTCTTTCGGCTGGCGATTCCAGCCGTGGGTGAATGAGTGAAACATAGATGCTCCTCGACAAACTGCTTTCTACCTACTTTCTACCTACTTTTTACCGGCCCGGCGCTTGGCGACCTGCGCCACGACGGCGAGGGCCTTCTTGTGGAGCGAGGCTAGCTCCCTGGCCTCTGCCGGCGTGGGGAGCAATACCGCGGAGTCCACGAAATGCTGCGCCCCGCTCCGCGCGGCGGCCAATGCCGCCGGCTGGTTCGCCGCGCTCGATTGGACGGCGGCGAGGACCGCGCTCAATGCAATGGAGAAAGCGACCACCGCGAGCTGCACGATAGTGCCGGCGCCGGTCAAATCGGGTTGGACGATCGTCGCAAATTCCTGGGTGATCTTCAGCACCTTCACCGCGTTTGTGTCGTTCGTGGCGAGCTCGGCGGTGACGTCCGCCAGCCAGGTCTCCCCCTGGGTAATGTAATCTCCGACCTGTGGCGTGAGGACGCCGACCGCGGACAGGATTTTGCTCCCGGCCGACATTGCGATTGTAATGTAGTTTGCGATCGTGGCACCCGAAACCGAGCATCCGGCCAGGCCGACGAACGCCAAAATCAAAGCTGCGAGCTGCAAACGGGATCGTGTTTTCATAAAGTCCTTCTGACAGGACCCGGCCGCGGATGCGGCTCGGGTGCGGGATGCGGAGGCCTCGGTGGTTGTGGTCCAGGAATTGGCACGTGCCTTACTGGCTGGATCAAATAGACGTCGCTGTATTCGTCCGCGACAGTCTTGTCTTGCGCCTGGAGGTCAAAATCGGAACTGAACAGGAGCAGGTTTCCACTTCGATTCGCAGAGGCCCAGGCCTCGTAATCGTATTGATTCTCACCATGCGGACGCGACCTGTGGTGCGCCAGGCGCACGGTGGGTGTTCCATCGTAAAAGACCTGCAGGATCTCGTTGGTGAAGGGGTACCATCCCGCCGGCGGCTCGGGATTGCCGGGTGCGTAAGTTGAGACGAAGCAGAAATTGGTGTGATCTGCCGTGCTGATGTGAACCGCCAGCGACCAATCCAACTCCTGCAGGCAGGTCTGCTTGGCGTCGGACAGCCGAACTTTGATGACGGCGTTCTTGCCGACGTTCGGAGCAGGCTCCGCGGAATTGGTTATCACGACGATCTCGGATCCATCCGTATCCAGCGCAACGTCCTTGTGGCCGTTGACGCGGAAGATCTGTCGCACAAAGGCCATGCTCGGATCGTAAAGATCGATGGGCGCCAACTTGGTGGCGAGATCCAAACCCCAGGAAACGAGCACCTGGTTGTACGGCGTGAGATAGAGCGAATCGAAGCCCCGGCCTGCCGCGTCGAGCGCTGGCGAGCAGCTGTCGGTGCTGATGGTGTAGACGAAAATGTAGCGGCGATCGCCGGCGAAAACGAGGTGATCCCCGTCCATGCTGATGTCCGACTCGCCCATGCCATAAATTGAGGAATACTCGCCGAATGTGCGAACGACGCGTGCCTGGCCGGTGGTTGCGTCGAAAACCTTGAGCTGGTTGCCATGGACGTAATAGAACTCGTGATTGTTCGCCCGGCTCCAGCGCGGCTCGCTCGAGGCGTTGACCTCGAGCGGAAGATCCCGAATATACCGCCCGGCCGAGTCGTACAGCGCGAAGTAGGACTGATGCACGAGGAGCGCGAGGCTATCGTCCTGGTTGAAAGGGCTCATGGTGGAGTACTCGACCATGATCCAGGTGAGGAATCCACCGCCGTCGGCGTTCCGGGCGTGCGCGGCGTCAGAGATCCTCTGAATCGATGTCCCGAAGGCGGGGTCGACAAACGAGCCACCCTGCGAGGGCGGCAGGAGAGTGTCGTAGTCGGGCGGGACGAGCACCGAGGGCTGTAATGTTGGCATGATGTTCAGTGAGAACGCCGGAGAGGCCAGAGTCCGCTTGCCCACGGAGTTATTTACGGGACATACATACTGTAGAAAAGAGCAACATTTGCAGTCCCTGTGGGGATTGTCGTCACGCCAGTCTGATCCCCCGTCGCGCTGGCCGCAGAAAAGTTTCCGCCGCTACCAGCGGAAACGCTGGCATTCGCGCTGACGTTGGCAAAATAGACCATGAAATAATAGTCATGCGCATCGTCGAGCGCTATTGAAATCGGGTCGGTCGTGACAATTCCCGGAGAAACCAGCGTGGGGTTGGTTACGCCGCCGATAGTGACCGATGTCGTGTCAATCACTGCCGTAGATCCAGCCAGGGTGCGCTTGATGCACATACTCCCGATCACTGGCGAGCCTGCGCGGAACTGCATCTTCACAACCCAGCTGGCTGGAAACTGCAGCATGCCCATGCCGCTGAATCGGATCCACTGAGAATAATTCTGCAAGTTCGCGTTACTGCCCGCGAGCGTGTTCAGTGTTATGTTGACCAGCGACCCGGACGCACCGCCGCCCCCTCCACCGCCGCCCGTTGCTGTAATCACGTGGCTCGTGATGCTGATGCCCGACCCCGCCGTCAGGGGCAGTGCATAATCCACGTCGGCGGTAGCCGCCGCGGTGATGTCCAATGCCGTCCGCTTGATGATTCCATTGGCTCCGGGGTCCGCCAGACCGCCTGCTCCGCCGCCGATGGGAATCAACGGCCAAACCCCGCTTGTGCGCGGGCCGTAAATCAATCCCGCAACTTTGTCAATATAGGCATCGCCATCTACGCCAAAGCCGAAGACGGAAGCGACGCTGTACAAGTACATCTCATGGATGTTCAGGTACCCCAAAGTGTCGTTAACCCAATCGCTCACTGTAATCCGGTAGTACCGATACCCCATGGATGCCGCTGGAGAAAGGGTGAACATCCTCTTTTCCCGGAGGCCCCAGCCGGTTTGTGCCGTCTGCGTATCTAGCGTGGTCCACGTGGAGTTGTCATTACTGCCGGCCAATACCCAGGCCTTGGGCGGAGAGAAATAGAGCGAGGCGGGGTCCCCGCACACGATGGCATATTTCCCGAGCACGGCACTCGTGCTGCCCAGGTCCAACTTTAACCATTCCGGCCGGGTGTTGGACACCCAGCCATAGGGTTCGCCGCTAGAAATGCCGGCGAAGGTTTGCCATGCATGGGACACGCCGCCCCATGACTCATCGTCGGAAAACGTAAGGGCATATGGCGATGGAGCGCTGTAGCCCGTCATACTGTGCGGGGCGAAATCCGTCCGAACGCCGTTAGGATTACCGGTCCCGATCCAGACCGGTGAGGTGCCAGTTCCTGCGCCCGCAGAGGCGCTCAGCACGCCCGACCCGTCCACCGTGATCGTAGTGCCGTCCGGTTTTACCAGGCCTACAATGGCGCCCGTGGCGATGGGAACATTGGCGCTTACGTTGCGCGGATTACTGGCGTCGCCCTGCCACTTGACGTTTTCGAAGCCTGTCGGCGCCGCGGGCGTCGCGTCGTTCAGGTTGATGATGGCGGGAGCTGGCATCTCAGGCTCCGTTCACCAGGAAGAGCTGGCTCTGGTAGTACCCGGCCGGGAATTGCACCTTCTGAAGCATTCCGGAGGGCGGATCCGTCGTCGCGGGCGGAAGCGAGAAGTTGTAGGTCCGTGCTGTGAATTCCTGGTAGCTGATCGTGGCGAGCAATTGACTCCAGCCGGTCTGCCGCGTGTACACCGCGCCATGTGCAGGCTGGGCATTAACGACCGTGCCCCATCCGTCCCCATACCAGCCCTGGCCTGTCGCTGGATACGGCGTGCCCCATGTCACGTCCGGGAAGACGGCGTGCACGATATAGATGCCCTGGGTCGCTGCGTCGACCGGGACGCCAACAGAGAAAGTCATCACGTAGGATTGCGCGCCGGCCAGGGCATCACCGACCGCGTGGGTGGAGTTTCCGGTGCGCGCGAGCGTGCCATCTGTGTTGAGCGTAAACGTCCCGCCGCCCTGCGCGAGCGTTCCCTCAATCTCGATTCCGGGGATGGCAAACGACGTGATGGGCAGTGCAAAGACGCCGCTGGCGCCTGCCAGAACGACCGTGTGTGGAGCGGTCGTGTCGAGAGGCGCCCGAAGCGCAGAGGTGCGCGAGCAGAGGTAAACCGTCCAACTCTCGGTCGTCGTTGCAGGCAGCGGCATCCTCGCGCAGAAGACGCCCCACACCTGATCGTCGGTTGCGTTGCGATTCCCCGAATAGTCGAAGTCACCGGCGCAAATCATCTGACCCGAGCCCGTTGGAATCTCGACATAAACCGTCACGCCGACAAAGTTCTGCACTGGCAACGGAGGGCAGTATTCCCCGCTCAGATAGATGCTGGTTCCGTCCGTCGTCACAACAACAACGAACGGATAGGATGTTCCACCGATGATGATGGGCAGCACCGGAAGCGGCCTCAGTCCCGCGAGGGACCGGCCTGGAATCGCACTTGGTGCGACGTCGGCCGGCTTGGGACCGGATGTGAGGTCGTACATCTCGTCAACGACTGTGGTGCCCTGAATTGTGAGACTGAAGTCCTTGGCCAGTGACCATTTCGTTACCCGGAATTTGACCGTCCCCTCCGCCGTCTTGGGTCCGGTGTAGCTCACAACTGCGCCCGGTTCGACGCTGAGCGCGAGCACCGTGGTTCGCAGCTCGTGGGTGCGCGCGTTCATCATGGCGTCCGGACCGTGGCCGCCGATCTCTTCCCGTGCCTTGGTCGCGGTGATGCGTGCGGCCTGGCTCTTGGTGGTCACGCCCCACACGCGCGCCTTCTTCACGGAGCGGCCCGCAACCGCCAGAACCTCCTTGTCCTCATAGCCGAGGGAGTTGTCCGCGTAATTGTAATCCGAGTCGCTGAACGTCACCTCCAGGCGCGTGAATCCGGGGCGCCGGGAGGACTCCGAATAAGAGTTGTATAACGTGTTTCCGATGGTGAAAGCGTCCGTGGCGGAGGCGTTATAGGCGAGACCGGTGCGCAGTTTTCCGAAACAGAAATTGAAGAAGCCGAGGCAGGATCCGAGGATGTCGCGCAGCACGTCGCGGAGCGGGCGAGGGTTGCCCGAAGCATCTGCGCCGATCACGCCAGCACAGCAGAATTGTGGTTCGGTGACGACTGCCTGAGAGATGGTCAACGAGCCGCCTTGCCCATAGGCAGGGTTGCTGGGGTCCTGTGTCGTGTAAACGCCCTGAAGAACCCACCCTCCCGGCGTGTAAACGTAGAAATAATTGTCGTTGAGGTCGGTATAGAATGTGTTGTACCCGCCGGCGGGAACCCCGCTCGGTGCGCCCCTCCCCGTGGTGTAATTGCTCGTAAGTGGCCAAGACGACGGCGGGCCGTTGATGTTGGGGATGGTGACGTTGACGTTGCGTGCGAAAAGCGGCGTCACCGCAATGTCGCAGATCGCTGCGTCCGCGACCGCCTTGGCGCAGTCGAACCACTGCTCCATTTCCGCGGCCGCGGCGTTTGCATACCAGTAGAGTTTGGCAAGATTCACGCCGTAGTCGCCCATCGCCTGCCATGCCGCAGCGGCCGGCGCCGGCGGCACCGCGTACTGGATTCCGGCCGTCGTGTCGACGTAGACATTTCCCGCCACGGGCGTGGCCGTGGGCGCGCCGGCGCCGCTGGACCAGTTGGAGGGCAGCGGGCTGGGTAGCGCGGCGCAAGGAGCGGCGCCTGCCAGCTGCGAGGACTTCCAGAGCAGATGCGTGTTGATGGTGATCCAGATAGGGTTGGCGAGGCCGCGCACCCAGGCGCGCGTGCCTGGCGCGGTCCACACCCAGCCACCGAGGCCCTGGTCAATGAATGCCTCCATGTCGTGGGTCTCGACCGCGACCGGCTGAATCCCGCTCGCATCGGTTCTGCGGATCTGGAGGAAGGAAACGCCGTCGATCGGCTGTCCATTTTGGGGCCAGGTCGTGGAGGTCGAATCCAGCGCAAAGTAATTCGAACCAGCATCTGGAGCGTTATCCTTGCTGGCTGGATTGCCCGTAGAGGGATCACCGCCCCACGCGCGGCGCAGGCCGAACATGCGTTTCGAGATGTCGCTGTCGCCCACGCCGTGCCAAGGCTGGCCGTCCAGCGTATGCCAGTGGTCGCTGCCCTGATAGAAGTCCCCGATCGGCCCTCGAGACACGATGCCCAGAGCAGCGTAATACTGCGACTCGTCGCGGCCTGACAGAAGCGGGCACGGCACCTTGAGGGGGTGCGTGGAATCGTCAATCCAGACGTCCTGAACTGGCTGGCCATAGATTGTGTCGGAAGCGATGCTCGTGCTCGTGATCCGGTTCCCGCCGGTGTGAACGTTCACAGGCTGATCCGGGACTTGGAACTGCGGGTCGTTCCGGTCGACGGTCAAGACTGGATAGTTCTTGCGCAGGTCCCACACCGGATCGCCGGCAGACACGATGAACTTATCCGTCGGATCATCCTGGAAGTCGTTGATCTCGCCGCTCCACAGGTTCAGCAGCGTGCCCGTGTTCACGTGATAATAGCTGAACTGCAACGTCGCGCCATAGAGTGTGATGGCCCGCGCCAGCTGCGAAAAGACGCGGTCCGCGTTGCCGAGGGTGACCTGGAACTGATCCGCTGCGCCGTCAATACTTTGCGTGATTTCCGAACGGTCGACAATGCGCGGCTGATAGAGCCGGGCGCCGGCGACAGTGAACTCCAGCGACAGGGAATAGATCGTGTTGTAAACCTCGACCGCCAGGGTGTCATTGCCGGTCGAAGCGCCGAGCGTCACAATAAGCAGGCTCGCGCCGGTTTGCGTTCCGGGCCCGGTGTAAACGAGCACCCCGTTGAAATAGACCGCCTGCACCCAATCATCCGCGGCGCATCGCAGTGTCAGAGTGACGCCCGGTGTGGCGCACGTAAGGGCGACCCTATAGAGAAGTTGATCCCCAGGGCTGCGGTTGCTCGGCGTGTCCGAGATGTACTGCGCGCCGTTCTCAAAGAAGTAGAAATGGAATGTAGAACCGAGAACGGCCGGCGACCAGGCCGAATCGTCGAAGCCGCTGCCTGTCCATCCCGTCGGCGGCGTGCCCGCGCCGATGAAGAGAAACTTACCCAACCCGGGCTGCGAAATGAGAAGTGGCACCCCGTCGAACTCGACCCGACGATCCGACAGGAACACGTTGCTCCCGATCTGGACGAGTGGGATCAGTTCCTGTGTGTCGCTCAGGAGCGCAGTCAACGTGGTGGTGTCCGGGAAACGGGTCAGCGTCTCCGTGATGGTGTAGCTCGGTGTCGTCTGCGGAACTTCGCAGAGTTTGACGCTGGCCGAAAAGAAGACTCCGCCCGGGAGGGATTGAATGGCGAGCGGACCATCGAACCGCGCCACGACTGCATGAACCGAGCCGTCCGGCATCGGCAGGTTCATGTAGAACGGAATCGTCTCCGCTTTCTGCTGATCATGGAAAGCCTGCAGCGTAGCTTTGCGCGCCGGAGAGAGACGGGAGAATAGCAACGTCCAGCGGATCAGGCCATCGCCCAGCATGAATCGCTGCTCCGCCGCCGAATCGCCATGGCCGAAGCGGTGCGCGACGATTTCTGGGGCATAGGTTTTCACGGCGCCAAAGTCTGGCGTCAGTGGAAACGTGCCGCTCGGAGTCTGATCCGGGACCGCGATCGGGCCGATGTATTCTGACATCAGATTCCGGGAAGTTCGATCAGCGCGAATTGGGATGACCAGCGGGCGATCGAGTAAGTGCTCGGGAATTGGCCGTCAAAACGCACGGTATTGCGGCCGCCCTCGCTCACACCCGTCACATCGTAGTCCGCGAAGAGCGGATAAAAGTAAAACGACTCCAGGCCGCCCCGCCGCGCCTTCCAGAACGCGTCGAGGGTCAGCCATTGCACATAGGTTAGATGGCGCCCCAGCTGCCACGACAGGCGCGGGTAGTCGCCATCACAGCGTGGCTGATAGCTGCCGTCCGGGTATGTGTTCAGGACCGTGGGCCACGTGTCCGTGAGGACGAAGGCGGCCCACAGCGCTTGCGGGAGAACCGTCGCGGGCGCGGCATAAAGGAGCGTGCCGGGCATGGTCTATTTGATTCCGAGCTGATAGCGAAATCCGTGTTTGACGAGCCAATTGACGACGCGGTCCTCGCGCCGTTCTATGGGAAACCAGGCAAGCAGCCAAACCGCGGGCAAGAACCACCACTTTCGCGTGGCTAAAACCCCGACGGTCAATTGAGGGCGCGGCATCAGATCGTGCCCATGGCCGGGGAAAGAAGGTTCGAAGCAAGCGCGGTGCGACCCTGGCTCTGGCCCGTGGCGCTCACCGCGGCGCCGCCCAGGAAGTTCGTCGTCGCGCGCCCGTCCATGTTCGCGACGACAGTGACGTTCGGCGTGAGAGTCTGGAAGCCGCCCATGCTCTGCAGCGAGGACTGGTAGCCATAAGCGCCACCATTGCTGTAGGTTGCAGACTGATAGAGTGAGCCGCCCGACTCGGTCAGGTTCACGCCGCGGGCCACATTATCGGTGTAGAGGCCGGAGGTTCCGCCGGAGACGCTGCTCTTCGTCATCTGGGCATAGAGCATGATCTCCTGATGGACCTTGTCCTGCTGGAGAAAGACGCGGAAGTCCATCTTGCCAGCTTCCGCCACCAGAGACTTTGCGAAGGTGTCGTCGATCTTGACGCCGTAGGCGTTCTTGACGTCGTTCTTCATGTCCTCCGTGGGATTGGAGCCGAAAGCCCAATGCAGGCCGCCGATGAGAGCGCCGACGCCGGCGCCGATCGCCGCGCCCAAAGGCCCGCCGAACTTCTCTCCAATGGCGGCGCCGCCGCCCGTCATCTCGAGCATGCCCATTCCGCCGCCACGCTTCCAGCCGTCCAAGGCGAGCATGGTTCCACCGGCCATGAGTGCAGCGCCACCGATGCCGCCGACGCCGCCGGAGAACGCGCCACCGCCGGTTGAATCCGTCCCGCCCATGTCAACGCCTGGCTGCCCATCAACGCCCGCGGTGCCATAGGACTGTCCGCTCGCCCTGCTCCAGAAACCGGACAGACCGCCGCCGCCCTTGAAAAGATTCGCGATCCCTCCAATTTGGCCCAAGCCGCCCATGCCGAAACCGCCGCCGCCCATCGACGAGCCGCCAGCCATGGAACCGCCGCCCGCGCCGCCCCAGAATGGAGGCGTCGCTGCACTCATCCCGGGTCCACCGCCATAGCCGCCCCAGGCCGGATCCCAACCAGGCGGCCCGTTCACCACGCCACCGCCGAAACCAAGAATGGCGGCGGCAGGTCCCACTGCGCCAAAGCCGCCTCCTGCGCCCGAACTGGGAGAGGCACCGAATCCTACGGATCCATCGGGCTGGACGGTCATGCCGCCCGCGCCTGGCTGGCCTCCACCAAAGCCGGCCGAGCCGGGGGCCCAGCCCGCGCCGCCGTTGAACAGGCCACCGCCGAAACCCAGGATGCCAGCAGCGGGGCCCGCGGCGCCAGAGCCGCCGCCTGCGCCGACCATCCAGCCGCCCTTGCCGCGGGCGCCGCCGCCCGTGAAGGCCGTGGCGCCCATCAGCATGCCGGCGATCCAAGCGCTGAGCGCCTCCTTGATGGGCGTGAGGAAGGCGGTGCGTATCGTCGCCATCAGAGTCTGGCCGAAGTTCTTCGTATTGGAGATCAGGGCATCGAACAGTGTGCCGGCGGAGTTTTTGATCGCGTCGAAGTGCTTTTGATACTCGCTCTCCAAGTCTTTGGCTTCCTTCAGTGCGGAGCTTTCGCGCGCAGCCTCAATCGCCACATTCACGTCGGTTTGCGATCGCTGGACCTCCTGGTGGCCTCGGGCCTCAATCGAGGCGCGCATATACGGGTCCGTTGCAGCGGCGGCCTCGTCGCCGTAGCGCGCGATGATGGCCTGCTCCTGCGCCGCCTGCGCGCGCTGCAGGTAGTCAATCTCAATGGCCAATTTGTCCTGCTCCAGCCCGACCTTCGCGCGAATCGTCTGCTGGTAATTCGTTTTGAGCGCCTCCGCGTCGGCGAGTTCGACCGATCGCAGCCGGGCATCGCGCGCGGTCTGGAGGTCGCCGGCGGCGCCGGCCTGGCCCTGCACCCAGGTGCCATAGCTGTATTCCGCCGCGGCGGATTGCTGCGGCCCCAGCGGACCTCCTCGAGTGTTGATCTCAGAGACTGCGAAACGCTCCTCCGCTTCCTTGGCGGACTTGTCCATTTGTAAATCCGCCTGCTTTTTATTCCAGATTTTATTCATCCAGGTCCACTCGGCCATCATCCGGGAGTCGATGTTCTTGCGGATCGTATCGTTGAGCTTGCCTTCGGTCCTGAGCTGCACGATATGCTGGTCGTGTTCCGCGATGATCTTCGCCAGTTCGGAATGTTCCTTGCCCCATGCATCGGCGGCCTCCTTCGCCGTCTCCGCTTCGATCTTCAACACTTCCTTGGCGTGTTCGGAGAGCTCGCGCGGCTCGGGCTTGGCCGCACCGCCCTTGGGGCTGAGCACGCCGTTCTCGTAACTGAAGGCAGAGAGCGAGGAGAAATTGTTGCTGGCGGCATCACCAAGCTCCGGACGCACCTGGAGGATGCCCTTCTTTTCGTTCAGCGCCTTCTGGCGGTCCGCCCAACCTTTGTCCTGGTCGGAATACCGGGAGTAGAGAATCGCTCCGCCGATGACCGCGAGGCCCGCCGCGACGCCGATTGGATTCAGCGCTAAGACCGCATTCAAACCGGTCATAGCAGTGACGATCTCCCGGATCTTAAATGCGATCGCAGCAACGGCAAGCGCCCCGCCGAGGACCAGAAACACTTCTGCTAAATGCTCGAGCTGGTCCTTGTGTTCCTTGATGTAGCCGATGAACTCGCGAACGGCTGTCAGGAGTTTTTTGTATTCGCCCTGGAGGTCTTGCCCGATGGCCAGTTTCAATGCCTCGATTTCGAGCCTGAGCTTCTCCGCCTGGCCCTCTGCCGTCTTGTCTGCGGCCGCGCCCGCTCCCTGAATCCGGATCCGCTCCTGCAACACCAGGTTGAGCCGGATCAGGGTCGCCTCATCTTCGGTCACCTTGTATCCGGTCGCGGTTTCCCTCTGCTTAATCGCCCCTTCGAAGTCGATTTTCGGTAGCCCGATCCGTCTTAGATCTCGGGCGTTGCCATATTCGACCGCGTTCATGAGGGCGGCCGCCGCCTCCGGGCGCGTGGTCCCGCTGATGGCGGCCACGTCATTTGCCATGGTCGCGAGCTTTTTCGCGTTGTCGACATTGATCCCCGCAACAATCAGGCGGTTCACTGCAGCGGTGGCATCGGCGGTCGCGAAACCGGCCTTCTGAAAGGACGCGACGGCGTTCATGGCGCTCTCCGCCGCCACGCCGTTCGCTTTGGAGAGCGCGAGCATTCCAACCTGCAGACGTTCGACGTGGGCCTCGGCCTCGACGGCGCCGATCGACCACTCCTTGAGCCAGCTCACCACGCTCTTGATCGAGTCGGCGAGCAGATTGCCGGCTGTGGCGCCTTTGACGATGGAGGCTGTCATGCCGTCCATGGCCGTTGAACTGTTCCTCGCTGCGCGCACAGCGCTCTGCTCTGTGTCGCTAAGCGTCTTGTTGAAGCTGCCGAGCGCGGCATTGGCCTGCTGCGGGTCGACCTGCACAGTGAGTTCGAGCTTTGTGGCGTCTGACATGAGGTAGAATCGGGCGGGAGGATTTCAGATGTTAGACCAGAACGTCCGGAATGCGCTGCGCGGGATCGCGCTCGACGATGAGCAGGATCAGCAACGCCGGTTCGCCGACGATAGAAAAGCGGAGGAGGACAGCTCCATAAACCGGTGCGCTTACTGTCATTTACCGGTCGACCGCGCGGCGATGAAATGCCCCCACTGCCACGAAGCCGCGAATGGTTGGCTGACCTTCAAAACCTGTCTGATGCTTGGCCTCGCGATCGCGGTCATTGCCTGGCTATATTATGGAGGGCCGCTGGCGTGGCTGGATAGCATGTTGAGCGCTTTAAAGGATTATTAGCCCCGGGGCGTCCGTTTTCCCTTCTCCTCATTGAACGCCGCTTCTTCTTCATCGATCATGCCGAGCAGCAGTAGTGTCTCGTATGCGAGCTCGCGCGCGGTCGGCCGGACCTTGGCGCAGTGGATCTCGCGCCGGATCAGGAGTGCGCGCTGGACCAGCCGCCCGGCGCCAGTAGAGCCCAGTTCAGCGTCCAGCATGGCGCGCGGGCAGTTGGGTCCGTGCTGGCCGACCTCGTCCGTGTCCTGGCAGCCCAGAGCATCGTTGCAGAGCTCCTCACGTCGGACCAGGTCCCGGATCAGTTCCCGCGCGGAGCGATTCTCCGGACACCACTCCGCGGCGATCAGTTTCCCGCCTCGTCTCCCCCTTGGAGGAACATCTCCAGCTCCTCGATCGCCGCGCGGATCGCGGCGTTCTGATGGGTGACGGGCGGCTCGCCGACATAGTTCTCCGCCGAGACTTTCAGTTTTGCGTAGGTCTGCGCGGCGGCCTCGAGGTTGATCGTAATCTCCTGCTGGCCGTGCGGCAGATCCAGGACGCTGGCCAGGCCGAAGCGATACTGCTCGATCTCTTCGGCGTTCGGCCCGCGGAGCACATGTGCGGTTTCGATGCCCCCAAGCACCCGCATCGCCACGCGGAAGCCCTCGGCGACGCGCGTCACGCCGGTGACGTCGCACTCGTTCAGAATCTTCATTGCGTAGGAAGCATCCGCCGGCGCGATCGCTGGCCCATCCGGGTCGGTCCGAATCGCCTCGACCAGCAGCGACGACAGTCTGGCGGCGACCTCGCGATTAGTTCTGGTCTGGGAGCGGTTGCGCCCCAGGTTCTGCTGGACGACCTTGTTTTTGCGCTGGAAGGCAATCCACTGTTCATCGGTCGGGAAGCCGAGGTGGAGCACCCGGGCGCCATCGGGTGGCAACTTGATGGCGAGCGGGCGCGAGGCGTCGAACACGGGCGGCGTTTCCGCCGCCCCGGTGATGAGTTGGTTTTCCATGAGCTCCTACTGGCAGATGTCGGTCGTGGTGCAATGCGTCACCACACTGGCGATTCCCGCGTTGTACAACGGGTCGAGCGTGCAGTTTGCCGCAATCCAGCCGCCGGACTCGGCAAAATTCACGACCTTGAATTTAGCCATGGGCAGCGAGATCGTCGCGAGGTCATTGGCGTTCGCAGTGAGCGTGAGCGCGACGTCTGTAAACGACGTGCCCGCCTTCAAAGCGGCCCACTCTGTTGAGTCGCTCTTCAGCCGGACGATGAAACTGAAGCCGATGGCGCGGGTGCCGAACTCGAGTCGGCCGCGGATCGCGCCGCTGGTGGAGTCGTCGGCGCTCTGGAAGCCGCTCCCTGGGAAGAAACCGGCCGCCAGGTCGATATTGTTTTTCCACGTGAACGTCGCGCTGATGATGGTCTTCAGCGCAACATAGTCGACCGCGTGAACGGTCAAAGCCATCGACGCGCCGAGTAGCAGGTGCTCGCTCGTGCGCGCTGGGATGACGAGGGCGGACGGTTCGGTCAACTTTCCGCTGCCGACTACGTCGACCGTCAGTTGCGAAGACTGCCGGCCGGGGCCCGAGTTGACCTGCAGCGTGACCCCTTCGACCTGGCAGCCGACCAGCAGCCGGTCGATGAGCGAATTGGGCGTGGTCCGGACCTGCTCCACAAAGGAGAAATAGGGCAGCTCGATCGGGTCGCCGGCGCCCGGAGCGAACGGCGATATGGTGTAAATCCAGTTTGGCGTTGTGCCGCTCTTGACCACGTTGCCCATGGCGTAGGCGAGTGCCCAGGTGAGAAATTCCGAGCTGGTGTATTTTTGCAGCTTGAAGGGCCCGTCCCAGCTGACCGGAAACACCTGAGTGGCGAACTCGTGGCCTTTGCCGATTTCAGCCGCGTCGTCTTCGGTGTTCAGCACGACGCCGGTCAGATCGGGGTTCAATTTCCAGAACGACCACAGGTCGCCGACGACGTTCGCGACGCCGATGGATGCCTGTTTCTTCTTCCCGAACCCTATTCCAGTTTCGAGAATTCTTGCTGGGCTAGGCATCGCTGCTCTCCTTCACATCGGCTGTCTTTTTCTCCCCGGGCGGGTCGCATTGATGCCAGCCCTGGTTCATCAGCGGCAGCAGGACCTCCGGGCTTCCGTCCACCTCTTTCGGCTCAACCGTTGGATCCGGTTCGCCGCTTGAGTATTTTTGCATCCACACGGTGGCAGGCATTTAAACGTCTCCTTGTTCGTTGAAAGCGGTCTGAATTGCGAAATAATCCAGGCCCTCGACGTCGCTCTGGCGCATCATCGCCGGCGGCTCCATCGGCAGGCAGTCCGACAGGACTTCGAGGTTGCCAAGCTGCTCGGTCTGGCCGGTTGGAACGCCCTTCCAGATGAGCCGCAGAATGTTCCAGTACGAGGGCGCGTCAGTCCCAGCCTGGGCCCGGGCGCGAACGTAAATCGTGATCTCGTGGCGCCAGCAGGAGTTACCGCCTTCGGAACCGAGCGAAGTGCCCGTGTGCGCGACCAGCATCCCTGGCGCCGCCAGGTCGCGGACAGCCTCGGAGAGGCTGATTTCGTCTGGATAACGGTTGCAGTAAGAGTTGATCCTCGTCGGGTCGGCAGCCATCTCATCGGCGACCAGGTCAGGGATCAAGCGGAGGAGTCCCGTCAGGCCCGTTACAAGTGAATTGATGTCAATCATTGGGGCGCGATCATCTCCTTCTGAATCACCAAGCGTTTCGCCATATCCGACAGAAATGGCCGCGTGAACTCATAAACCGCCATGCGGTCCAGCGGTGAGTAGCCGAAGAACTCGTCCTTGTGGCTCAGCGCGATCGCACGGTTGCGCAGATCGTCCTTCGTCCAGCGCGCGATCGCTTTGTTATCGCTGACCGAGCGCAGCGTCAGGTTGTCCAGGAATTCGCCGGTGACGCAGTAGTCACGTTTATTCGAGTGCACCCGAAGATTCGCCATCGTGAGCAACGTCCGCAGTTTCCTGGCGGACGCGCGGCGCGGGTTCTTGGCCTTGAGCAGTTTATTCCCCAGCGGGCCCGCCGCCAGGCGCCGCACGGCAGAAGCCCCGGCGTCTTGCCGGACGTCGGCGTTGCCCGAGATCATCTTCATCTTCCAGATCGCATAGCCCTTCGAGAGTGGCTGCGCGGGCTGGTCCTGCAGTGCCGTGGCGGTGTACAGTCGCTGCTTGACCCGATCCAGCGCGAATTGGCCAATCCGTTGCATCTCCAACTGAGGAAACGTGAGCCGGTCGAGCCGGAGTTGCTTTTTGACGTAAAGGCTGATGAACCGCGCCATCTGTCAGGCCCTCCGGCAGTCGATCCAGATTCCGAGCAGTTCATCTCTGCGCGTCTCGTAAACGATATATGTCACCTGCTGTGTGACCGCGACGCCGGCGATGTCCACACCCGGGGTCGGCACCATGAATTGATCGCCCTTGGCGGGCACGCGGGGCAACGCCGCCAATTCGGCATACAAGTTAACGACCTGTGACGTGGGCCTCTGGCCTTCCGGGTCGGGGAACGACACGAGCAGCTCAAGCTGGATCGGATCGCCCCCGCCCGGTTGGAACGTGACAGTGTCTCCCCGTCCGCGGCGCAGGGCCGTGTGAATCTGCGGGGAGTATTTTTCGAACAGGTTTGGCATCAGCCCTTCTTGCCGGCAGCCGCCTTTTGCGGGGTCTGCTTTTCTGCTTTCGCCCGTTCCAGTTTCTCGGCTGCTGCCGTGGATTGGACGGACTTCGCTATCGGCGGCGGCTCTGCGCTCACCGCCGATGCGATTTTGATGAGGTGCTTCCCGACTTCTTCGGAGACCTCGATGAGGGATCCGGGGAGGTGCAGTTCCCCCCCGGACCCGACACTGGTGATCGTGGTGACGAACATGACTACGCCGCCGCGGTGACCGTCGCGCAGAGCGAGGCGTTCGGACGATATGGAACGAGCAATGGCGCGGACTGGGTCATGACCATGCGCCGACTCGGGTCTTCCTCGAGCCAGGACTTCGAGAAATAAGGAACGGCCTCGAGCGATTCGTGGTCCTGGATCGCGCCGAAGGCTTTGACGCCTTGCATCTGACCCAGCATGAGCAGCGTGTTCACGGGCATCAGCGGCTGGGTGGTGCCACCGGCGTCCCGGTAATAGCCGGAATACGTCCAGATGTCGAACGCGTCGATGGAGCCGCGGTAGTTGCCGCCTACCCCGATCTGGGCATCCTGGAGCAGGGTCGGAGCGCCGGCAACCGGCAGGCGGTTGTACAGTCGCGCAGTGACGCTGGCGTCCTGTTTGAACAGTTTCCAGGCACCGAGGCTCATCACCACGGTCCTGGCGGCCGAGCCTGACATCTGCTGGATCATGTCGGTCCAGGTCTGCAGGTCATTGAGCGGCACCACGCCCGTCTGGCCCCAGCGAGAAGCGCCGGTCAGCGGAATGGTGAGCGACGCGTCGCGGAGAAAGTCGATTACGACCGTCTCGTAGGCGTCGCCGCTGATCGTCACCTTGCCGGTCGCCAGGATCTGTGCGGCCATCCACTCGAGGCGCCGATTGATCATGTTGCGATGGGCGAGCAGACTCTGTGCGACCAGTGCCCGCATGCGGTCCGCCGGGTTCATCGAGCCCATTAACGCTTCACCCGGCATGCGCTTGAGCGCGGCCTGCGGGTCCCAGACGTTCTTCGGCTTCACATAAGCCGGCTTGAAGGACTTGGTGGTGTAGCCGAGATTTGTCAAGATCTGGCCTTCGCGGTACGGCGAGACGAATGGAGCGAGCATCATTATGTCGCTCTCCACGTCGAAGTAAATCTCCTCCCGTGCCTCGGTTTGCAGGCCGGGGAAGAAGGTGTCGACGAGGAATTGGGGTGGAACGTTCTGGAGACTGTTCACGACCCCGGTCAGGATGTTGGTCGAAAAGATATCCATGGTGGTGCTCCTAGTAGGTCGTCTTCACATCCACCAACTGGATGTCTTTGGTTCTCAGCGTTTCCATGCAGTTGGCGATGGTTTGCCCCGTTCCGAAGATCAGAGCGTTCTGGTTTACGGTCGCGTTGAAATACGCGATCGTCGCAACGTCGCCCGCGGAGGCATTGGTGTCTTGCGCCAGGATGCAATCGGGGATCTGTGTGCCATCGACGTCCGCCAGCGCGGACAGGATGTACTTGCCCGTGCCGGCCGCAACGGTAATGTCGAAACCGTCGCCGACGATGAAATGCGTGGTCCCATCGTCCGTGAATGCGAACTTGACGCGGTCGGAGAAGGTCGCAGCCCCTCCTGCCGCGTATTCGCCGACGCCGATGCTGGCGCCCTTGGGGTCCAGCACCTCGAATTCGCCGACGTGCGTCACGCGCACCATGTAGATGCCTGGCGACGCAGAGGGCTGCAGCGGCGCGGTGACGTCGAGGACCAGCGTCCCGGCGCCGGTGTTACCACCCGCTTTTGCGGCCTTGCTGACGGCGCCCAGGGTCGTTCCGCCGAGGACCGAACCGCGCAAAAGGTTCTGCCCGGAGAGGAGTGTGATCGGTTTCGTGACAACGTCCCCTTCGAGCAGGAGATTGTCCCTCGTCATGGAAGTTGAGGTGAAGCTCGCTCCCATCTAATTGCCTCCTTGAATATTTCCGGAGGCGACCAGGATCGCCCGGATTTCGGTCTGTTCGTCGTCTGCGCTTGTGCCCCCTCCGTCAGCTCCCACATGGGGATTGGGGAGGGCCCCCATTGCCGCGGCGAACGGGCTCGCCGCCGGCGGAGTGGCCTTGGGCGCCATGGCGAGGATGCGGGCGGCCGCGTCGACATCCACGTCGGTTTGGCACGCCAGCTCACGGGCGAGCGATTCCCTGCCTTGGGCCTGCTCGTGGGTGAGAATTGCGAAAATGCGGTGGCGTTCGGTCTCAGCGACCTCGACGCGAACGTCCGCGACATCGATTGCAGGGGCGGCGGGCGTGATCCCCGCCGCTTGAACTTCACTGGGTGGCATTGCTGCTTGACCCCCTTCCGTGGAATTGGCGGCGGGACCGCCAAGAGCGAGCGTGGAGCGCGCGGCGCGCACCTCCACGCGAAAATCGTCTAATGCCTGCGCAAAGGTGCCGATCTCGTCGGCGAAGCCGGCGTCGATCGCGTCCTGACCCGTGTAGCAGGCAGCCTCGGTGTCCCGGACCGCCTGCTGGTTCATCGCGCGGCCGGAGGCAACGTAGGAGCAGAAGAGTTGATAGGAACGGTCGACCTGGGCCTGCAGCCAGGCCTCTGCATCCTTGTTGAGCGGCGCGTCCTGGCTGAGCCAATTCTTCTTGGCGCCGGCGTATACCGGGGTCACCTTGATGCCTTCCTTCTTTTCGAACTGCGAGAAGTCGTAGTGCACCGCGATCACGCCGACGCTGCCGGCTCCGCCCGTGCGCGTCAGGTAGATCCGGCTGGATTGGGAGGCCTGCAGGAAGGCTGCGCTATAGGCGTTGTCATCGATCGCGCACCAGACGGGCTTGACCTGGTTGGCGGCCTTGACGGCATCTGCGCAGTCGAAGGCGCCCCCCACCTCACCGCCGTAAGACTCGACGCGGAGCAGAATCCCCTTGATGCTCGAGTCGGCCGCCGCCGTCTTGAGGTACCCCGTCAGCCGCTCGTAAGAGGCGAACGACGAGGGCGGCTCCATGGCAATCCGGTTGACCAGCGTGCCCGTGACGCTGATCAGCATGATCGAGTCGGCCCGCTCTTCGGTATTACCCTCTCCGTTTTCCCCCTCCGTCGGCATGGGCTCATCGACCGGGACCGCCACCGCGCGGCCATAGAGCGGGACCGCATGCATGGTTACGCCGCGGCGGCCCTCGAGTTCCGCCGTCTCCGGCTGCCGGTCGCTGAGCAAAGGCACTTCGAAGTTGAGCCGCGGACTGAGCACTCCCAAAATCACCTGGAGTTTGGAATCCTCGAGCATGAGCGGCGTGTTAAACACACGATGCGCGACGTTCAGGTAGTTCATACGGCCACCTCCTGCCCAGGCTGTGCTGGCGCGTTTCTGGGATCGTCAGACGGGTACGGGGAGCCCACCATGGGCGCGCGTGGAGGGAGCTTCGATAGCGAGCCCGGCGGCAGCCCCATTTCCTTTTCCATGTCGAGCGCCTTGCGCAACTCGCTCGCGCGCTGCTCCATATCCTCCTGCCAGTCGGCGCCCTGTTCCGCCGCCTCCCGCTCGAGCGTTGAAAGGCCGGCGTCCATGCGAATGACCGCGGCGTCCGCCTCCTTGACGGGATCGACCCATCCCCGGCCAGGCCAGATCCAGCGGGAACGGCAGTATGCGTACCGGTTGTTGTAGAAGTCCGGCGCGTCGACCAGGCCCGCGTTGACCGCCTCCTCGAGCCACAGCTCGTAAACTGGCTGCAGCCAGAGGAAGGTCAGCCACTCCCGCCGGCCCAGGAAAAAGCGCCAGGCCTCAAGCAGGGCGGCGCGTGCGCTCGAATAATTGGTTTTCGAGAAGTCCTTCGCCAGCAGCTCATACGGAATCCCGATCGAAGCAGCGATGTGACGCAGCAGCGAGGTCGTGTAGGCCTCGTATTGCGCGCTGGGCCTGCTCGGGATGAACGGGTTCAGTTTGGTGCCGGGCGGTAGCTGGATCGTGGCGGCGCCCTTGAGCGGCGCGATCAGTCCCCGGTTCTGCACCATGTAGTCTTTGGCCCGCTGGTCGCCGTCGTCTCCGCCGAACATTGAAAGGAGCGTCTCGGGCGGCAGCGGCGTTTCGACGTAGGCCGCGATCATCGCGTTGATCACCGCGGATTGCAGCTCCGTGCGCTGGTAATTGTCGAGCATCCGGAACTGCCCGATCACCGGCGCCAGGATGGGTTTGCCTCGATTCTGACCGCAGCGCTCGGCGTCGTGCACATGGATCACGCGCTTCCGGCCCCAGGAGGTCTCCGCGGGGATCCGGTCCCATTTGAATGGCTGCTGCGCGAAAATGGACAACCAGTCCCCCGGGTGACAGGTCGAGATCCAATACGCAAGTGGCCGGCCGTGATCGTCGATCTCAATGCCGCCACGGAGGATTTGCGTGTCAAGCTGGCCGAACGGAGAAGAGAGCCGGTCGGACTCGATAACTTGAAGACGGGTGGACCATTTGAACCCACGGCGCGGATCCCAGATCGGCAGAGCCAGGCCCTCTCCGTTCATCGCGGCACCCCGGAAAACCTGGGTCGTCAGCCCGCGCAGATTCGACCGGCCCGTTACATCGCACTCGGCAGTGTCCGCCCAGGTCCGGAACTGCGCCTCAGTATCGTTGCTCCACTGTTCGCCCCACGCCTTGTCCTTGCCGAGCGCGCGGTAGTCGGGCGTCGAGCTGAGCCGCGGCCCCGTGCCGACGACGTTGTCAGTGAGAGTCTGGATGCCGCCGTGTGCCAGCCCGTGATTGCGATCGAGGTCGCGCGACCGCGATCGCAGCGTGACGAGCTCGGGCAACAGGTCAGAGTCTGCGGAGCCATACCCGGGCGCCCAGTTATAAAACTCCTTCGCACTGCTCGCGCCGAAATATGAGTTGCCGAATGTGGCCATGCTCATGGGCGCGCCGCCGGCGCGCGCCGCCAGGCGCCTCTGCTTGCGGGATTGTTTCATGGGTTCCAGGAAGACGGTCAGGCGCCAAGCGGCGCACTCAATCAAACGCGGTCTAACCCTCCACGACGCGCAGGCGCGGCGTGGCTGCGGGATCATCCCGCTGCGAAAGTTCGTAGATCAGCCGTCCAATCGCCATCTCCAGCGAGTTGCCGCTTGCTTCGGCGATGCGCACGCCCTTGCGCTCAAGCCAGGCGGTCACCGTGCGGCCCTGCAGTTCGTAGTGAATCGTCATTTCACGCGTCAATTCCCACCACACCGACCAAAAGCGTCGAAGGCGAACATTGCAGCCCCGTGCAGATCCGCGTAAGTTGCGTCTGCGTGGCACGCCTGCCCTGCCACCAGAACCATCCGACATAGCCCGCGGGCGTTCCGCAGCCCATCACGAACTGCTCGACGGTCAGGCCCGGATGTTCCGCTGCCGCGCGGATATGCGCCTCGGTGTGCGGATCATCCACGCCGGTCTCGCGGTTCAGGAGTGCGATGAGTGCGCGCATTTAGGTGCCGTCGAGGACAAAAAGGTTGCCTACTGGTTGATCCACGCCGCCCCGTTCCACCACCATCCCGAGTAGCTCAAAAAGCCGCTGGTATAGCTGGCCTGCACGTTGGCGTATTGCGTAACCATCATGGCCGAAACCGTTGCACTGGGCGTGCTGGCGCTGATCGTCAAAGCGCCCACAGACTCTACGGTTGTTCCTGCCACAATCGCCGCATTCTCAGCAGCACTCGCGCCGGACCATGCACTCACCGGGCAGGTTGTTCCATTTGTCCCGAGATTGCAAACGAGTGGTACTGGCTTGGTCGTGGTGTTCCAGAACACATACTGCATGGAGATGTTGCCGCTGGATGCAATTGGTTGAGAACCAATGTTGACGATCTGCTTGGCCGGAAGGACCGTGCCCCCCGATGCTGGACCGTTGCAGGGCGTGGACGCAGGTAGCGTGAACGTGAAAGCATTCGCCGTCGCCGTGCCAGCCG